ACCAAAAGTGGTAAAAAATCTTCTGACACTGGTGAAAGATACCTTCCAAGCGCTGCGATCAAAAGTCTCAGCCCTAGTGAGTACGCTGCGACGACCAAAGCCAAGCGAGCCGGAAAAGCCGCCGGCAAACAATTCGTAGCGCAACCTAAGACTATTGCAAAGAAAACGGCAGGATTTAGATAATGGCTACTAAGAACTTTATTCAAGACGCAATCAAAAAGCCCGGTGCACTGCGTGCATCTTTGGGCGTAAAAGCTGGTGAAAAGATTTCTGCAAAGAAGCTAAACGCCGCTGCAAAACAACCCGGTAAAATGGGGCAGCGTGCGCGTTTGGCTAAAACTCTTAAGAGCTTTAAATGACCACTTCAGGAACCGCAGCGTTTAACCTTGACCTCACTGAATTAGTTGAGGAAGCGTTTGAACGCGCCGGTTCGGAGTTGCGTACGGGCTACGATTTACGTACAGCACGTCGTTCATTGAATTTGATGTTTGCTGATTGGGCAAACCGCGGTGTCAACATGTGGACGTTTGAGCAGGGGACAATTAACCTGACTCCGGGTCTGAACAACTACGCGTTACCCGTAGATACGGTGGATCTACTTGAGCATGTCATTCGCACGGGCGCGGGTAGCGCATCTACGCAAGCTGACCTGACCATCACACGTATCAGTGTTTCTACCTATGCCACGATCCCCAACAAACTGCAACAAGCCCGCCCGATTCAGGTGTGGTATCAGCGTTTGGATGGCCAGACTTCTTCGATTGGCACAACGCTTAACGGCGGTATTAGTGCCACAGCCACCACAATCACATTGACTTCAGCGTCTGGACTTTCAGCTACAGGGTTTTTACTAATTGAGTCTGAGACTATTCAGTACGGCTACATTTCTGGCAACGTGCTTTACAACTGCTTCCGTGGACAGAACGGCACAACCGCAGCAGCACACTCAACAGGCGTGTCTGCGTACATGCAGAATCTGCCCTCTGTGACCGTCTGGCCAACCCCAGACAATAGTACAACGTATCAGTTTGTTTACTGGCGCATGCGCCGTATTGATGATGCTGGCGGGGGCGTACGTACGCTGGATGTACCTTTCCGTTTCCTGCCCTGTATGGTGGCAGGCTTGGCCTACTATTTGGCGTTAAAAATCCCAGAAGGGGCGCAGCGTCTGGACGTCCTGAAACAACAGTACGATGAAGCTTGGCAGTTGGCCGCTGATGAAGATCGTGAGAAGGCTTCGGTTCGTTTTGTTCCGAGGCAAATGTTTATTGGTAGTGGCACGTAAATGGGCAATCGCTTTGCTTCTGGTAAAAACAGTATCGCCATGTGCGATAGGTGTGGTCAACAGTTTAAATTAACGGCTTTGAGAAAAGAAGTTATCAAGACAAAGCTTTACAATTTGATGGTGTGCCCTACGTGCTGGGATCCAGATCAGCCGCAGTTGCAGTTGGGTATGTACCCAGTAGATGATCCACAGGCGGTGCGTAATCCCCGTAAGGACACAACATACGTTACGGCAGGGGTAAGCGCCACTGGCAGTCTGACTGGCGGTTCGCGGGATGTTCAGTGGGGTTGGAACCCAGTAGGTGGGGCAACTAATTTTGATACATTTTTGACACCAAACTACTTGGTGGCAACGACATATGTTGGTACAGTTACGGTAACAGTTTCATAGGAGCTTAATATGGCAAAAGAAGACATGAAGTCAGACAAGAAGCAAGACGTTGCTTTGATTAAAAAAGCGTTCAAACAGCATGACAAGCAAGAGCACAAGGGCGGCAAGGGCACATCCTTAAAGCTAGCTAAAGGCGGCGTAACAACCGATCAAGCCATGCAGTATGGCCGTAACTTGGCTCGCGCTAAAAATCAAACCACAGGTTAATATCATGGCCAAAATTAACAACCTCCCAGCTTCTGCTTACGCCAAGCCACACACAATGGATGGCAAGCCTGTGGGCATATCTGAAAACCCCGGCATTCCCCCAAACCGTAGTAAACTTGAAAACTACGATGTAAGCGTTGGCAATATCAGCAAATCCGCTGGTAACGAGCCTACTAAGACATCTGGCATCGTCACCCGTGGTAACGGCGCGGCAACCAAAGGCATTACAGCCCGAGGCCCGATGGCATGAATTACACGCAACTCAGCAACGCGATCCAAGCGTACACGGAGAACACGGAAGCAGATTTCGTGGCTAATATTCCTGTGTTTGTTACGCAGGCTGAGCAGCGCATTTACAACTCAGTGCAGTTTCCGTCTTTGCGCAGTAACGTGACAGGGGTAATGACTACAAACAACAAGTACTTGCAGTGTCCTACGGACTTCTTAGCGGTGTATTCATTGGCGGTTATTAACGCCAGTGGTGAGTACGAGTATCTGTTGAACAAAGATGTTAACTTCATCCGGCAGGCGTATCCACAGCCCACAGACACAGGGATCCCTAAGTACTACGCACTGTTTGGCCCCCGTTCAGATAACGCAGCCGAGTTGACTTTTATTCTCGGCCCTACGCCAGATGCGGGATACAGTTCCGAGCTTCATTATTTCTTCTACCCGCCTTCAATTGTGCAAAGTCCTGTGGCTACATTAGGAGCTGTTACTGGCGGAAGCGCATACACAGCCGGTACATACTTTGATATACCTTTAACGGGCGGTTCTGGCAGTGGTGCGTTGGCGACAATTACCGTTGCTGGCGGCGTAGTAACAGCCGTAACCATTACAGACGGCGGTGCGCAGTACAGTGTTGCAAATACGTTATCTGCTGCTGCAACCAATATTGGCGGGACAGGTTCTGGTTTTTCCGTTCCTGTTGCTTCTGTAACTAACTCAGGCGGTACGTCTTGGCTAGGTGATAACTTTGACCCCGTGCTCTTGTACGCATCTTTGGTTGAGGCTTACACCTACATGAAGGGTGAGCAAGACATGATGGGCTTGTATAACCAGAAATTCATGGAAGCTCTTGCATTGGCTAAGCGTTTGGGTGATGGTATGGAGCGTCAAGACGCTTACCGTTCTGGTCAGTTCCGTCAGAAGGTAACTTGATATGTCGATTATTCAGACCCAGACTACCAGTTTTAAGGCAGAGCTTTATCAAGGTATACACGACTTAACGACTGACGTTATCAAGATTGCTCTGTACACAGCCAGCGCGGATTTAAATGAAACAACCACGGCGTATTCAGCTACAAACGAAGTAGCTAATACAGGCACTTACTCTGCTGGTGGGGCGACATTGACGCCTATTACAGTGGCATCCTCTGATTACACAGCTTATGTGGGTTTCCCAGATATAGCTTGGACTGCCGCATTAACAGCAAGGTGTGCGTTGATTTACAACTCTAGCCAAGGCAACAAATCCATAGCTGTTCTGGACTTTGGTTCTGACAAAACATCTACCGTTACATTTACAATTACCATGCCCGCAAACACCGCTACGGCGGCTCTTATCAGGAGTTCAAATTGATTACCACAACCAAAGGTGATATGGACGAATCATTGCTTGAAAAGCGTGAGGGAACCATTGATAATGATAACGAAACTACCACATGGGTGGAGTATTGGTTAGAGGGTGAACTAGTTCACCGTTCGGCGCACGTACAATTAAAACGTGCGGTTGTAAGTTTTGGTGAAACTGCTAAATTTTAAGGAAAAATCATGGCAAATACACAATGTATGACCAACTCGTTCAAGGTTGACTTGTTCAATGCGGTTCACGCTTTTAACGCTACAGGCATACCAGCACACACTGCGGCTACGGCTGATGTGTTTAAAGCGGCTTTGTATACGGCGGCAAGTTCACTGGGAACCACTACAACGTCTTACACGGGCGCAGTAACTGAAGTGTCTGGTACAGGATATACCGCTGGCGGTGTTACAGTTACGTTTGGTACGGCTCCAGCCAATACCACAACTACATCTTACTTAACACCTTCGGCAAGTATTACGTATACAACAGTTACTTTATCAACTTCTTTTGATGCCATGCTTTTGTATAACAATACAAACTCAGGTAAGAACGCTGTGGCTGTATTTACTTTTACAGCGCAGACGGTGACTGCTGGTACGTTTTCACTGACTATGCCCACTAATGATGCGACTACTGGATTGTTGCGGATTGCGTAATTGGTAAGTCATGTCCACAGCATGGGGCGCAGGCGCTTGGGGTGATAATACTTGGGGCGGTCAACAAGCGGCGCTCACAGGTGTTTCAGCCACGGGCGCAGTTGGAACAATTACCGGAAGTTTAACCGCAGCGCTCTCTGGAGTTAGTGCAACAGGCAGTGTTGGACAACTTAATATTGGTGTAGCACTCACAGGAGTAAGTGCAACCGGTAGTGTTGGGTCGCTTGGAGTTGGTAGAGCAATCACAGGGATAGAAGCTACAGGTAGCGCGGGTTCAGTTGGGGTTGGTATATCGCTTACAGGAGTGAGTGCCACAGGCAGTGCGGGTTCAGTTGGGGTTGGTAGGGCACTTGCAGGAATAAGCGTAACAGGCAGTGTGGGGTCGGTTAACGTTGGTAGAGAAGTTACAGGGGTAAGTGCCACAGGCAGTGTTGGAACCCTTACAGCTTTTACTTCTATAAGCGCTAATCTGACGGGGATAAGCGTAACAGGCAGTGTGGGTTCAGTTGGGGTTGGTAGAGCACTTACAGGAATAAGCGCTACGGGTTCAGTTGGGACGGTGGTTCATGGGCACGGGGTTACAAGCGTATCGGCAACTGGGTCAGTGGGATCAGTAGGAGTTGGTATAGCCTTAACAGGGGTATTTGCTACAGGTTCCCCCGGTTCTACAAGCGGTTCAACCATAGCAGCTTTGACAGGTGTTTCAGCTACTGGATCGGTAGGAACTTTTGGAATTGCAGTAGGACTTACAGGTGTATCGTCAACAGGATCGGTTGGATCAATCTCACAAGCATTTGCTTGGAGCGTAATAGATGACACGCAGACCGCAAACTGGCAAAATATCGGTAACACGCAAACGGCAAGCTGGGCTGCTGTTTCAACGAATTAGGAGCATTTAAATGGCAGCAACGACAACGCTTTTGGGCTTAGTTACCCCCACACAGGGAACGCTCTCTGGTACATGGGGCGATACGGTTAACTACGGTATCTCTGACTACGTGGACATTGCCATTGCAGGCACATTATCTTTTGCAGGTGATGGCGCTATTACTTTAGCTAACACTACAGGTAGCGCATCAGGCAACGCCATAGTTTCCACCACAGCCCAGTACATGGTGATTCGCATTACCGGCACACAAACTGTTACCAAGGTCATCACAGGCCCAAGTTATAGCAAGCTGTACATGGTGGATCACGCAGGCGCTACCAGCGCAGTAACATTCAAAGCTTCCGGTCAGACAGGTGTGTCAATCGCAGTGGGTGAAAAAGCATTTGTGTATTACAACGGTACAGATTACGTCAAAGTTTCTAGTATTGGCTCAACGGGTATTCTTAGCCCTGCTGGTGGCGGCACAGGTATTGCAAACAATGCGGCAAGTACGCTAGCTATCTCAGGGGCTTTTGCAACTACGCTGACTGTTTCTGGTACTACGGGCGTAACACTTCCTACAACGGGAACTTTGGCAACTTTGGCAGGTACAGAAACCTTTACCAATAAGACGCTGACAACGCCGATAATCTCAAGCATTAGCAACACCGGCACATTAACGCTACCAACAAGCACAGACACATTAGTTGGTAGAGCAACAACGGACACCCTGACCAACAAGACACTGACTTCACCAACGCTGACAACGCCTGTCCTCGGTACGCCGTCCAGTGGCACACTTTCTTCTTGCACCGTTGACGGCACAAACAAAGTTGGCTATCTCAACATTCCGCAAAGTGGATCAGCTAAAGTAGCTTCTTATACGCTTGTTGTGGGTGATGTGGGTAAGTTTGTTGTTCTTGGTACGTCGGGTCTGGTCGTAGTTCCAGCAAGTATTTTTGCTGTAGGCGATGCAATTTCTGTTGCTAACAATACGGCTGCGGCTATTACTTGTACTTCATCAGCAGTTACGGCTTATCTTGGTGGTACGAACACAGTAGTAACTTCTTTTTCATTAGCATCAAGGGGTGTTTGCACTATTCTTTATGTGACCGCTTCTGTTGTCTTTATTACAGGAAACGTGTCATGAGTGGAATGATGCTGGCCTTTGCTGGTGGTAGCTACGGCGCTGCTCCAGTCAACACCGTGGCTCCGGTAGTTTCAGGCACGGCTACCGTTGGACAAACGCTTTCAACAACCAACGGTACGTGGACAGGCGCACCAGCACCTACATTCACATATCAATGGCAACGGGTTACAACTGATATTAGTGGCGCAACTTCTAGTACATACGTGCTGGTTGCCGCTGATGTGGCTAACACAATCCGTTGCGTTGTAAAAGCTACCAACACCCTTGCACCTGCGGGCGTTACGGCTAATTCCAACTCAACAGCTTCTGTGGCGGCTTCAGTTCCCGGAGCACCAACGATTGGAACGGCAACAGCCACTGGGCCAACAACAGCAACAGTTACATACACAGCGCCTGCAAGTGACGGTGGTTCCGCTATTACGCTTTACACAGCCACTTCATCACCCGGCGGTTTGACGGGAACTTTGGCTACAGCAGGGTCAGGAACCATTACTGTTTCTGGTTTGACCACAGGAACAGCGTATACGTTCACTGTTAAAGCTACCAACTCTGTTGGGCAAAGTGCGGCAAGTGCGGCAAGTAACAGCGTAACTCCTACAATTGTTACAGGTCAAACAACTTACACTTCTGCGGGGTCATACACGTTTGTTGTTCCTGCTGGGGTTACACGAGTTTCTGTGTTGGCTGTTGGGGCTGGAGGGAAAGGTGGAACTGGTGTTTGTTGTGATGGCAACAGCAAAGCCGGAGGCGGTGGTGGCGCAGGCGGGTCGGGTTGGACAAACAATTACACAGTTACCCCCGGAGCTAGTATTTCCCTTAGAGTTGGCGCTGCAAACGGCGGTACTAGTTGCAACAGTAGCTTTTTTGTATCCGAGGCCGTTTTAAGGGCGTGTTCTGGCGGAAACGCAAATGGCCCGACTAACGGAAGTGGGGGTGGACGAACCGCATGCGCTGGCGGTAGTGGTGGTAGCGGCGGCGGCGGTTGCGGTTGCAATTTTCAAGCTGGTGGTGGTGGTGGCGCGGCAATGGGAGCTGCGGGTAATGGAGGGAAGGGGGGCGATGCTCGACAAGCAGGTGCGGCAGGGGGAGGTGGTGCGGCAGGGGGAGGTGGTGGTAGCAGTGCCCCCTCAAACACTTATGGTGGCGCAGGTGGCGGAGGCGTTGGGTTTTTGGGAGTAGGTTCTCCGGGTCTTGGAGGGGCGGCGGGTTCACCACCGGCCAGCGGTAAACTTGGATCAGGTGGCGCTGATGGTTCTGCTCCTACAAATCGTACCGGCGGAGCAGGTGGGCTCTACGGTGGTGCTGGTGGTGGTGGTGGTGGCCTTGGCATTTCCGGCGGTGATGGTGCTGTAGGCTTTGTGCGAATTATTTACCCCGGTTGTACACGTTCTTACCCATCAACAAACACAGGTAATTTGTAATGAGACTTTTTATACAAATACGCGATGGTCAGCCATTTGAGCATCCAATCTTTGAAGATAATTTTATACAGGCGTTTCCTCATATCGACCCTGATAATCTACCACCAGAGTTTGCGCCATTTGAACGGGTAGAAAATCCGAGGGTTGCCGGCACATACCAAGTTGATGAAGTTTCATACCAATGGGTTGACGGAGTTGTAAAGGATGTTTGGACTGTGCGTGAAATGACGGTTGAAGAAAAAACGGTAACACAGCAATCTGTTAAAGATGTGTGGTCTTTAAGAGGCAACCTAGAAAACTATGTTGCTTGGGTGTTTGACGAAGCTACGTGTAAATACCAACCACCAGTACCTCGCCCAGAAACGGGAGATTATTTTTGGCAAGGAACTACTTCGTCATGGGTTGAGCGTCCGCAACGTCCAGATGATGGTAAAGCGTATAGACTTGACATTGCTTCTGCTACTTGGGTGGAAGTAATACAGCCTTAAGGAATACATAATGTCTAAAACAGCCACCAAAAAAACTAAAGTAAAAGTCTGTAAAGCGGCTGAATCTGTAGCAGAAGTTATTCAGAACACACAGATTGAAGTTGCGCATCTCTTTCCTTGCCCAATCTACTTTGTTGAGCGTCCTGATTTTTTAAATGCAGTTAAAGAGGTGTCTGAAGAAAGCCTCGCAGTGCAGCGTAAAGAACGTAAGTTGGATGAAATGTACCCTGTGTGCATGAGCGGTAACTATTATGCTGACCCTCGTATAGCAGGTTTTTCTGAGTTTATAGGCGCTACTGCTTGGAACATTCTCAATGAGCAGGGCTACGCCATGCAGGATAAGGCGGTGTCTTTTATTGAGATGTGGACGCAAGAACACCACAAGCACTCGGCAATGGATGTTCACATCCATGCTAATGGGTCGCAAATTGTTGGTTTTTATTTTCTTGAAACCCCTGAAAATTGCTCACGGGCTGTATTCCATGATCCACGCGCAGGAAAATTACAAATTGATTTGCCAGAACAAAATACAAATATGGCAACACCCGCAAGCAAAATGATTAACTTTACGCCAAAGTCGGGCATGATGATCTTTGCTAATTCATGGTTGGCACATTCTTTTACACGCCACGCCGCTGACTTACCAATTAAATTTGTTCACTTTAACTTGACAGTGGTTCAACAACCGCAGACTTGCCCAGCGCCTGCTGAAGTTATATGAACACGTACCAAATTAGGTTTAACAAAACTCGTGGGCAAGAAGGTCGTGGGACAGCGGATCATGTGTGGCGCGTATTTGAAAACGGTAAAGAGTTTCTGTTTAAGAACCTTGACATCACGACCCCAATCAAAAGTGAGAAAGACGCTAACGGGGTAGACTACAACATCACTTGCCAAGGCTACATGACAATTGATCGAGACACATCGACAGCATTCATAACCGCCAAGGTCAAGAAGAAAATACCAGAGTTAGCATGATATATGCGTTGGCTCCTTCTGTTACTGCTGTTGGGGCTGGTTGGAGCCGTAGCCAAGAATGGCTGTCATGTCCGGGAATTTTACGGAATTGGCTACACAACGCACGATCCTACAGAGCGCCACAAAGAGATGATGGCGTGGCTAGATCAGAACGCAGCCTATTGCAAATCAACGGATTACTTGGTTATTTGGAACAACCTGTCCGAGTGGGCGGGTACAGCCGACTCCACATGGCTTAGAAACAAGGTAGTACATGGATATAAGGATGCACTTGAGCGTGAAAAGAAATGATTCCGCCAATTCACAAGTGGTATCCCATGGTACAACCGGGAGGCGAGCCGACTAAAACGGACGCACTTGAACGTAGGGCTGAACGTATGCAAGAAGAATACGCGCAAGCTTTAAAGATGAAGAAGGTGAAGGATAAAATTGATGATCTTGAGTTTGAGTTGTACGTAAAGAAAGCCGAACGCAATCAACTTAGCCTTGAGATTTTTACAAACCGCAAACTGGACGTGTACGTATAGAGGTTGAAATGGAACATAACCAAGATGTCGTGGGTAAATTAACCTATTCTGTAACCTTGATGGTAGCGTCTACGCTTTGCCTGTCGGTGCTTGGTATGGTTGCTGCCTTCCTGCTCGGTCTATGGGCCAAGGAAGTGGACAATGCAGAAATCTTCAGTATGCTCCACCCAGCTTTCCAAACCATCATCGGTGGCTTTATTGGCCTCTTAGCGGGGGTCAAGCTCTCGCATGGGGACAGCCATCACAAATGTAAACACTGTGGGGAATAACCATGCTTGATATTTTATCTGGGGGCTTGCTAGGTTCCATCTTTGGCGGCATCTTTCGTATGGCCCCCGAGGTGCTGAAGTTCTTTGACAAGAAGAACGAGCGTGAGCATGAACTCAACATGTTTGCCCGTCAGTGCGAACTGGAAACGCTGCGTGGCCAGCAGAAGTTGGCTGAGATCGGCGCTCAAAGAGAAGCCGCTATGGACGTAGGAGTCATGGATGCCTTCAACAACGCCATCACTCAGCAAGCCGAAATGGTCAAGGCCGCAGGCGGTTGGGTGGCTAGTTTGTCAGCATCTGTCCGTCCAGTGGTTACATACTGGGTGCTATTTGTCTGGTCGTTTATCCACGTATGGTTTGCATGGAACGCATGGCTTGGCGGTGCTCCAGCCGTAGAGGTGTTCAAGACCATGATGACACCTGACTTCTCAGCCCTGTTGTCTGGGACAATTAACTATTGGTTTCTTGATCGTACTTTAAAGCAAAGGGGTATTTAAATGGCACACGCAAACAATTGTTTAGTTCACGAAGACGGCCCATGCACCTGTGGGTTTGAAGAGATTCTTGAAGACGAGGCAAGAGAAGCCGAACAAGAGCATTTTGAACAAGAATGAACCTAGAACTAGCCGCAGAACTGTGCCGCCGGTATGAAGGGTATCGGGCCAAGCCCTACCTTTGTCCGGCTGGCGTAGCTACGATTGGCTATGGCTCTACCTACTACGCAGACAAACGCAAGGTAACGCTAGAAGATACACCGATGGATGAACCCACGGCTAGGGCGCTTTTAATGATTGAACTTGAGCATACGTACTTACCCGGTGTTTTACGTAACTGTCCCGGCCTGATTACAGACGTACGTAAGTGCAATGCCATCGTGGATTTTTGCTATAACTTAGGCACTGGACGCTTGCAAACAAGCACGTTAAAGAGGAAAATCAATGCCAATGATTGGGACGGGGCCAAGGAACAACTGATGCTCTGGACTAAAGGTGGCGGCAAAGTACTGCCGGGCTTGTTAAAACGCCGCACTGCTGAGTGCGCCTTACTGGATTGACCGATGCCATTACAAAAAGTTCTGTTTAAGCCGGGCGTCAACCGGGAGAATACTCGCTATACCAACGAAGGTGGATGGTATGAGTGCGACAAAGTTCGTTTCCGTCAAGGCACTCCAGAAGTTATTGGCGGCTGGCAACCCATTTCAGGTGGTACTTATCAAGGCGTTTGCCGTTCATTGTGGAATTGGGTAACGTTGGCTGGCCAAAATTTAATTGGTGTTGGTACAAACCTTAAGTTTTACCTCAACCAAGGCGGCGCGTATTACAACATCACCCCGATTGCATCCACAGTTACGCTTGGCGCAAACCCATTTACTGCTAATGGTACAACAACAGTCACAGTGACTGCCTCTGTTACGGGTCTTGTTGTGGGTAGTTTTGTTACGTTTTCTGGGGCTACTGGCACTTATGCTTCCACGTTCAATGCCGAGTATCAAATTCAGACAATAGGTTCTACAACGTTTACGATTACTGTGGCTTCCGCACTGACTGCTGGCTCTTATGGCGGCGCGGCTGTTTCGGCTGCATATCAAATTGGTGTTGGCCCTGCAACGCCTGTTCCGTTGCTTGGTTGGGGCGCAGGTACTTGGGGGCAGACAGGTACTACATGGGGTAATGGTGGTACGTCAACAAGTCAGTTGCGTTTGTGGAACCAAATGAATTATGGCCAAGATTTGGTCTATGGCCCCCGTGGATACGGGCTTTACTACTGGTCTGCATCAAACAGCGTAAGCACACGTGGTGTTTTGCTTAATTCTCTTGGCGGTACAGTCACGTTTACCAACGCATCCCCAACGCTTGTAACTTCAACTGTACTGTATACAGAAGGCGCAGCCCTTCAATTTTCTGGCGGCTCACTACCTACAGGCGTGTCTGCGGCAACCACATATTATGTGTATCAAGTTAACGGTTTAACTTTTAATTTACTAAATGCTGCAGGTGCGGTGGTAAACACAACATCTACAGGTTCGGGCTCTGTGTCTTTAATTGTTGACGTGCCGACAGTACAGAATAATCTCACGGTGTCAGACACTTCACGTTTTGTAATTGTGTTTGGCTGCAATGACTATAACTCCGCTGTACTTGACCCAATGTTGATTCGTTGGTCAGCACAAAATGACGTTTATAACTGGACACCCGATCCTACAAACCAAGCAGGGTATGTGCGGCTTTCTCACGGCTCACAGATCATAACCACGGTTCAGACTCGCCAAGAGATTGTGGTGATTACGGATTCCAGCGTGTACTCGCTTCAGTATCTTGGCCCTCCTTATGTGTGGGCACCGCAACTCCTTGGTGACAACATCTCCATCATGAGTCCTAACGCTGCTGTGATTGCTTCGGGTGTTGTGTACTGGATGGGCGTGGACAAGTTCTATGCCTATGATGGCCGCGTGCAGACGCTTAACTGTGACCTGCGCCGCTACGTGTTCCAAGACTTGAACCAAGAGCAGTCACTGCAAGTCTTCTCCGGTACCAATGAAGGCTTTAATGAAGTCTGGTGGTTCTACTGCTCTGCTGGTAGCAGTGCTATTGACAAGTACGTTATTTACAACTACCTTGAAAAAGTTTGGTACTACGGCACGATGTCACGAACAGCGTGGTTGGACTCTGGCCTTTTGTCTTTTCCGATTGCCGCTGTTTATACAAGTTCCACCACTACCGGTAATATTGTTTACCATGAAGATGGCATAAATGATAACACTGCGGGTACGGATGCTGCGATCAGTGCATATATCAGTTCGTCTGAGTTTGATATTGGTGACGGCCATAACTTTGGTTTTGTCTGGCGCGTACTGCCAGACTTGACTTTTGGTGACTCTACTAACTCGCCAACAAACGCTGCGCCTAAAGTCACAATGACTTTGTACGGTTTGACAAATTCAGGCTCTGGCAGAACAAGCAGTGCAAGCCAGCCGGTAACTAGCAGCAGTGCATACGACATTACCGAAGAATTCACAGGGCAAATCTTTACCCGTATGCGCGGGCGCCAAATGATTTTCAAAGTTGAGTCAAACCAAATTAACACGGCTTGGCAGCTTGGCGCACCGCGTATAGATATTCGTCCTGATGGTAGGAGATAAAGATGTCACAAACTAATGTAGTTGCACCCAGTTTACCCCTTGCTCCGGTAGAATATGACCAACAGTACATGGATAAGCTTGTTAATGTGTTGCGTCTGTACTTTAACCAACTAGATACCCCCGGCCCTTTGGCGGGAGCAAGCATTAACTTGAACATAAACACCTTGCCAACTCAGGTTAATTTAGCTAACCTCCGAGTAGGAGATGTTTACCGTGACACAACATCGAATGCTTTAAAAATAAAGGTCTGACATGAGCCTGCATAAGTTTGCCGAACAGGTAGCCGCACACGGTCGCGGTGACGACTCTTTACTTGTACACATGACGCCGGACGAAGTCCAGCGCCTACAAGCTTTTGCCGAAGCTAACGGCACGACAATGACCATCAATCCGCATACGGGTTTACCCGAAGCGGGCTTCCTTTCGGACTTGTTTAAGGCTGTAGCCCCTATTGCCCTTGGCGCGTTCTTAGGCCCTGCTGGTGCGGCTTTTGGTGGTGGTTTAATGTCTGCGGGTATGGCTGCAGCCACTGTTGGCGGCATTACCACCTTGGCTACTGGCAGCTTGTCCCGCGGTCTCATGGCCGGACTGGGCGCTTATGGTGGCGCGGGGTTGGGTGAAGGACTAATGAACGCTGGAACAGGCGCGCTTGCGGCTGACGCTACTGGCGTGGCTTCTGGTCAAATGATGTCTGACACTTTGGCCGAGCGTGGGATACTTCCTACGTTAGAAGGCGGTGCGGTAAATCCTGAATATGTTACTGAAGCAAATAAAGCCGTGTCAAACGCTGTCTCGCAAGGCACAAACGCGTCCACAGCGGCAAAAATGTCTGCTGGACTTGGTTCTGTTGCAAACGACCCATTAAGTTTTGCCAAAGATAACTTTAAATATTTGGGCGCTGCTGCCGCACCAATTATGGCTGGCGCTATGGTTCCTACAACCACAAAGATGCCTGAAATTGGACAAAATACAGACACCATCAACCAATTCATTTACGGTCAAAATGGGCAATATCGCCGTTTGAACCCCGTGCCTGCTGCCAATTACGGCACCCCTGCGTACAAGCCTTTCAATGAAGGCGGTATTGTGGCTTTGGCTGGAGGCGGGGATCTTAATAACATCTACGCTAACCTTGGTGGTAAGCAAGTCTACGACACGATTGCATCCAACTACATGAAAGCTGGCGGTGATGAAGCTGGTCTAGCTTCTATCATGTCTAAATACGCAACAGCCCCCGCTGCCGCTGCTCCTGTTGTTACTGCTGCCGCTGCTCCTGTTGTTACTGCTGCCGCTGCCCCTGCGTATGTAGCTCCTGATTTGACAACTGCTGCTGGCCAACAAAAAGCCATGTCTGACTATATTGGTGGGTACACGTCTGATTTGGCTAAAAAGTTTAAGACACCCCAAGACGAAGCATTGGAGTTGCTGTATCGTTCTTCTACACAAGGCGCGCCAACAGCGGCTTTTGATACTTTGGGTGGGTACGCAACTGCTAAAAAGCTGGCCGAAACTTCAGGTTTTGAGGCTACCCCTGAGTGGCAAACAGAGTATGAAAAGAAAATGGGATACAAAGTTATCCCACGCATGAGCACTGCTGAATCTATTGCTTTGGAAAAACGATTGCAAGCTGAGCAAGCCGCTAAAGACGCGGCTGCTGCTGGCTTAGCCACACTTCCTCGCGTTGATGCTGGCGCTGACACAACGCTGAACTACACAGGCGACGGCACTTCCACAGTCAAACCTGTGTCAGTCACATCCAGCGGCACATACAAAGGTGTGGCTGGTGATACGTCTGTTGCCCCCGCTGTTGGCACCGCAGTTGGCCAAGGTACATACCAAGGCACAGGCACAATGGCGTCGACTGGCACACAAGGCCCGATTGTAGACTTTACAGGTAAGACGGCGTTTACATCGAACCCGCTGACGTTAGCCAAACAGCAAATTGCAGACAAAGCCGCTGCTAAGACAGCCGCAGACAAAGCCAAGCTTGATCTGTACAGCCAGTTTGGTATTCAAAACCCAACAGCTACAGAATTGGATCACGTTAACTTCCTTGACAAAATTGGTCTGCCCCCAGAGACAGCAGCGCAGCTTCTTAACATTAGCCCAGACCAAGCCAAAGACAAATACTACAACGCTAAATTCAACCAGCAAACTGGTGATTCCATGGCAGCGTACAACTACCTTATGGGTAAGGGCGCATACCCGACCAAGTCTGGTGTGGGCGAGATCGCTCGTCCTTACGCAGAAGCCACGCTTGGCTACCCAGCCAGTACCAATAGACAGTACACGTACGATCAAGCTACGGGCAAATATATTCGCAACCCTGACTACGTGGCCGAGTACAAAGACCCATCAGGCGGTGTGAACTACTTGATGTCGCCATCGGAAATCTTCCAATACTTTAAAAAGAACCAAGGTCAAGATGACGCAACCACCTACGCATGGGCAGTTGAAAACAACCTAACCCCGCAAGAAATTGCGGCGGCTACTGGCGTATCGCTTTCTCAGGTAGCAGCAAAATGGCGCGCAGCCAAGGCTAAACAGGCTACTGCCGCAGCAGATAAAGCTGTAGCAGATAAAGCCGCCGCCGATAAAGCCGCAAGTACACAACAAGACTCTTCCAGCACGGGCGGGTTTGCGGCTGGCGGTATGCCTATGTACGCCGTAGGTGGCGGCCTCGGTTCTTTGGGTAGCTACTCTGATGGTGGCCGTTTGCTCAAAGGCCCCGGTGATGGCGTGTCTGACAGCATCCCCGCAACGATTGGCCAGAAGCAACAGCCCGCACGCCTTGCCGATGGTGAGTTTGTAGTGCCTGCACGCATTGTGTCTGAACTGGGTAACGGCTCAACAGATGCTGGAGCCAAGAAGCTCTACGCCATGATGGATCGTGTGCAACGTGCGCGCGGCAAGACCACAGGCAAAAACAAAGTAGCGGCTAACAGCCGTGCTGACAAATACCTTCCCGCGTAAGGATTAGATCATGGCTGACATAGTACCAACACAAACGAACATATCGCAGACCTCCCTTCCTGACTACGCTAAGCCGTACGTTCAGGATCTGCTAGGTCAAGCCGCAGCGGTTACCGATGTCAATAGCAATCCCTACATGCAGTACATGGGGGACAAAGTTGCGCAATTTACACCTTTGCAGCAGCAAGCCTTTACGGGTGCGCAGAACATGCAAGTGTCTCCGCAGATTCAGCAAGCGTCTGATCTGACTGGTTTGGCCTCACAAGCCGCCATGAATTACGGCAACTACAACCCTGCCGCTTTCTCTGCATATAACATCAATAGCCCTGACTTGCAGTACTACCAGATGGGTGACGCGGAACGTGTGGGCACTCAGTCTTATACGCGTCCCGGAATGGCCGAAGCCTACATGTCGCCGTACATGTCCAATGTGGTTCAACGTCAACAGCAAGACGCTGCGCGTCAAGCGGCTATTGCAGGACAAACTCAGCAAGCCCAAGCCGCCCGCAGTGGTGCGTTTGGTGGCAGTGGCGACTACCTCATGCGTGGTCAAGCGCGTAACAATCTGGCTCGTCAACAAGGCGACATCTTTGCGCAAGGTCAGCAAGCCGCATACAGCCAAGGCCAACAGCAATTTAATGCTGAGCAAGCCGCACGCTTACAGGCTCAACTGGCTAATCAACAAGCTGGTATCACCACGGGCGGCCAAAACTTACAAGCCAAACTAGGTGTACAACAATTAGGCGCTGGGCAGAACATGCAAGCCCAATTAGCCAACCAACAGCAAAACATGACAGCGCAGCAACTTGCCGAGCAGTCGCGCCAATACGGTGCAGGTTTAGGGCTTCAAGGCTTGCAGACAGCACTGACAGGTGCGGGTCAACTGAGTAATTTGGGTAACACGTCCTATAACCAGATGATGGGCATCAACCAACTGCAAGGTCAGTATGGCGGCATGCAACAGCAGCAAACGCAAAACATCCTGAATCAGCAGATGCAGGACTTCCAAAACTACCAGAACTACCCATACAAGCAGTTAGGTTTCATGTCTGACATGCTCCGTGGTTTGCCATTGACTCAACAGTCCAGTACGATTTATCAAGCAGCGCCTTCTATGGTGTCGCAAGTAGCCGGTTTAGGAACAGCGGCTTTGGGCGCTAGTAAACTATTTGCTAAAGGCGGCTCGGTTGATGAGCGCCCTGCTGGTCTGGCAGACTTGGCTATTTATAACATGGCATAAGAGGTAAGCATGCTTCAATCACAAAACCCCTACAGCCCTGAACGCATTGATGCTTTGACCACTATGCTGGCGGGTATGGATGCCCGAGGACGGCAAGCCTATGCCACACAGCACAGGAATGACCCCGCAGTTGTTGCAACTGCAGTGAATGTCAACAATATTGTAAAGGCGGCCGAGCGATCTAAAGCGATGCAAGCAGCCGGCCCTATGCCTACTGTTGTAGACCAAGACATTGCAGGCATGGCTCCCTCACGCACGGTTGCACAGCTTCCTGAAAATCAAGGCATAGCGCAAATACCCGCACCCAATATGCAGCGCATGGCTGATGGTGGTATTGCAGGGTTTGATGAAAGCTCCAACTCACCCATGTCTCGTAGCAACTTAGAAGGTATGGGCAACACTGATGGCATGTTCAACTACGCCCATGATGGTGGCGGTGTGATGCGTATGGCTGGCGGTGGTCACATCCCCCGTTATCAAGGCAATACTATGGACGGTAGTGTTGTTGGCGGCATCCCCGGTTTCCAAGCAGTACAACCCCGCGCCGAGTTTACGCAACCGGGTTCCCCAGAAAACCAAACTCCATGGGAGAGGTTTACAGACTACATGGGGGACAAGAAAAAGCAAGCCTTGTTAGCCGAGATTGCGGCGCGTATCAACCAAGGTATTGCAAGACCTGAAGAGATTGCACTGTATAACTCTGAAAGAATTAAAGCGGGGGATAAAGCCGCGACCGAAGCTAAGTATCCGTCAAACACGGCTACAAGGGCAAAAGACTTCCCCGGTGTAAAAGCCGGATATGAGAACGTGTCTGCGGCGGCTCCTACAGACAAAGCTCTTCCACCACCTTCCGGTGCCGCGCCTGACGCACCACGTCCTCAAACTAGCATGGGTGGAGCGCAGGGTATTAAAGCTATGTACGAGCAGTTTGCTGGCCCTGCGAATGTACGTGAGACTGAGCTAAACCAGATTCAAGAGCGTGTGCGTCAGCAAGGCGAAGCAGAAACATCCGCCGCTCAAAGACAACTGGATCAACTTAAAACTGATCTTGCGGCGCAAGGCGAGTATGGCAAAGACCGTGAAGCCAAGCTCAAAGGTAAAGAAGAGCGCATTGGTAAAGAAGAAGGTCAAGCCGGTGGTTTGGCTTTGCTCGAAGCTGGTTTGGCGATGATGTCCGGCACGTCTCAGCACGCTTTTGCCAACATTGGTCAGGGCGCTATGGTTGGCACTGCCGCTTATCGTAAAAGTATGGACAAGATTGCTGACGCTAGGGATAAGCTGGACGACGCCTATGGACGTTTGGAAGATGTGCGCTTTAACCAGAAGAGCATGAACAACTCAGAGATTAGAAAAGCCACTGCCGATGTAGACAAAGCTGCCAATGCAGGACTTAAGAGCCTAACGGACTTTGCGGTTACCCGTTACGGCCTGAACCGCGAAGATGCCAAGACAATGTTTACTGGCGCTATGCAAGAACGTGTGGCCAATATTGGTAAAGAAGCTACGTTGGGCGCAGCGCAAATCCGTTCACAGGATAACAAAGATTACATTAACGCTTTTAAAGGGTCTAATGCTATTGAGCAGGCACGCAAGAACGTGATGGATCAAGTCATAAAGTCAAACAAGTACACGCCTGAAGAAATTCCAGCGGCATTTGAAAAAGAATGGGAAAAAACCTTGCAATTAAATCCAGCTCTGGCAAAATTAGCAGGCACTTCCGGGGGCGGCGGTGCACCTGTTGGCGGCGCAGATTTTGTTCTAAACGCCAAGACAGGACAACTTGAACCAAGAAAGTGATCTATGAGCTATACCGTTGCTTTGCCTGATGGACGAACCGTTGAGTTTCCAGACAGCGTATCCAAAGAAAAAGCAGCGGAGATTCTTCGAGAACAACTTGGTATAGGCGGCGCCCCAGAAGAAGGTTTTGGTGCGGCGTTTAAAGGAAGCGTAGCGTCTCTCAAAGGAGACATTGCTGCGCTTGCTGGACGTACTGGCTTGATGGATGAAGCCGCTGCCGAAAAGTACATCAAAGAAAAAGAAGAAGAAAAAAGAAAAGCTTTCAAGCCAACTGAAAAAGGCTGGACAGAAGCACCTCTTACCAAGCTTGGCGAACTTGCTGGTGGGTCGTTGCCTTACATGGCCGCTCCCGTTGCCGCTGCTGGCTTAACCGCTTTACTTCCAGAAGCCATTGCTGGCGCTACTATTGGTTCCGGTGCTCTTGCATTGACTGCGCCCGGTGCAGTAGCAGGTCTTACTTCTGCTGCGCAGTTTGGCGGTTCAAACTTATCTAAACAACTAGAAACAGGCAAGAGGCTTGGCGAAACAAACCTTGGCGCAGCTTTAGCCGCAGCACCATTCCAAGCCGCGTTTGATGTTTACGGGATGAAGATGATCCCCGGGGTCCGCCAGATTTTGGCTATGGGCGGCAAAGAAGTATCAGAGCAAGCGGCTAAGAAGATTGCTGAACAGGGCATGAAAGATGTCCTGAAAGACTACAGTGTAAACACGCTAAAGACTATGGGCGCTGAGGGCTTTACCGAAGCCGCGCAGCAAGTACTTGAGCGTTTGCAAGCCGGTCTGAACATCACTGATGCAGAAGCCCGTTCGGAATATTTTGACAACTTTATTGGTGGTGCTGTATTAGGCGGCACTCTTGCCCCTGCCGGTCGTTATGTTGAGCGTGGTAGCATTAAAACCCGTCAAGCAGAAGAAGCCCGTGCAGAGCAGGCCAAACAAGTGCAAGCTCAAGAAGCTGAGAAGCAGCGTTTAGAAGCAGAGAAAGCCGCATACCGTCAGACCCATGAGTACTTGGACGAGATACAAACACGTTACGCTGACGTGCAAAAGCAAGAAGCTGATCTGCTTGCACGCATTAAGGGTAAACCCGCAGAAGGTGATTTGGCCGCTGTTGCCGACAAGGCCGAAGCTCGTTCGCAAATTAAAGAGTTACGTAAGTCTGACGAGTACACAGGCACTATTGAAGAGTACCGATCCGCTAGAAAAGCGATTGAAGAACGCAATCAAGAAGCTACACGCAAAACCGCATTTGCAGAAGCTAACAAAGTCCCCGGGGCCCAACAAGATTTGTTTGGTGAATTGCCGCAAGCTAAGGACACATCCCCTGTTGGCCAGCTACGCACACTTGACTCTCAGATCAAAGAGCTTGACGCACAGCTTGCCGAAGCTACAAAGACAGGCGATCAAACGCAGATCCAAGCGCTTACCAACCAGCAGTTTGACTTGCAAAAGCAGTTTCAGTCTATGGCTCCAACGCCGACAGCGTATACGGCTATGCAGACTACAGTCAATAAACAGATTGAGAACCTGCGCACCAAACTGCAGACAGCTACCAGCACGGACGACATGGAGCGCCTTGTCGGTAGTATCAAACAGAATAAAGAAGCACTAGCCGAGCTTGAACAATTAAAACCTTTTGTTGCAGAAGCGCCCAAGCAAACAGACGTTGCGTCTCGTGATGTTGAGATTAAAGACCTGCGAAAGAAAGTTGCCCGTTACCAAGACCTTGGTGACGATGAGGCGATTGCTAAATTACTACCACGCCTAAAAGAACTCGAAGCCGTACCCACATTGATGGAAGGCGATCAGTTCCGCGGTACGCCCACAGATGATTTGTTTGCCGCTGAGATTGACAAAGGCGCGCAAGAAGCCCGCGAGACACGGGAAAGCGTTGAAGCTGAAATTGAAAAGCTGCAAACCATAGCGGAGAAAAACAAAGGCCGCTCTCCTGTAGAGCAAGCAATTTATGACAAGGACTTGGAAGACGCACGTTCTTTGTTGGCTTTGTTTAAAGATGGTGAGCAAGACTGGAACAAGTTAAAGCAAGACCCTGCTAACACAGAGTTCCGCGATGACCGCGACAAGCTCAAAGAGACGCTTGAGAAAGACGTTAAAGAACTGTCTAAGAGTGAGGACGAAGCGGGCAAGATGCTGCCTAGCCGCCAAACGTTTGAGTTGAACGTAAAGCGCAAAGCTTTGGATAACCTGAACCGCCGTATGGAGACGGCTGACCGTTATAAAGACACAACCCCGTTTGCTCAGAACATTATTGGTGAGCGCACAGACGAGAACGTGGCGTCGTTGCTTGACTACTACTTGCCCAAGTTAAAGCCTGCGCAAGAAGGGTTTGACGTACAGAACGACCGAGCAAAAATGCGCCAGCAGACGCAAGAATTGCGCGCCAAAGTACACGACGACTTGATTGACCTGTATGACGCGGCCAAAGGAAAAAACTTTAATGAGGTGCGTAAAGCTACAAGCCAGTTTATCTTTGATGCAACCCGCCTTGTAAACATTAACCGCCTCTTGGCAAACGGCAAAGCACTAGAACGCGAAGCTAATCAAGGTTTGCGTGAACAACTACTGACTATTGCTGACAGGCCGCTAGAGAAAGGTTTGGAAGAACGCGCTGATGCCGTAATTGATCGTTACAGCCAAGTCATCGCAGAAGAGCGTGAAGTATCTAAAGCAGGCCGTCAGCTTCCTATTGAACGTGTAGAGGGTGCGGCTAACCGTATTGATGAAGTTACGCGTGAGTTGCGTCTTGTAAATGAGCGTGTCCAAAAAGCTGGCCGGCCCACAGACGAAGCCAAGATGGCTGCGTTGGCAGAACTTAAAGACCGCCGTAAAGACCTCGGCGATGAGTTAAGAAAGTTGCGTACTGCACGTCCCGCTATTGCAGAAGCTAACAAACAAGCCCAAGAAGTTACGCCAGAGATGGCTGAGATGCAACAGCAGCTTGGCAACATTGAGCGCCAGCTTAAAGGTCTGACTGTTGAGTCCGAGAGAGGCAACATCCGCGCACAGTTGCAGAAAGCTCGTGATGACTTGAAGGCAAAGATTGCCGCTGGAACTGAAGAAGAAACAACCGCAGTTACAGGTCAACGAGAGTTGCCCGGCATTCAGCCACAGCGCCTTGCGCCTACACTGCGTGAGATTACGCCCGAAGAACTGACAGATGCGCGCACTGCGTTTGTGGCGGCAGAGACTAGGGTTGAAGAACTAAAGAAAGCTATGCGCAACACAGAGGCGTTGCAAGACAACCCTCAATACTTCCGTGAACTGGCCACTAGGTTACGGAATGAAGTCAAACAATATCAGGCAGAGCGTAGAGATTTTCCTAACAGCTTTTTATTAGATAGAGCTGTAGCAGATTACGCAGCACGCGAACAAAACTCACGCTACTTTGACATGCTGGCAGATTTGACTGAACAAGGTCAAGCCGATCTAAAAGCAATTCAAAAAGAATTGGAGCAAGCCCAACGTGCGGTGCCCAAAGCTGAAGCTGCACTGATTGATTTAGAACGCCGCCAGCGTATGCAGGAACAGCAACAAGGCGCTGTTACAAAAGCTCCTGCCGGCCAAACTGAAGCCGAGCGTTTAAAAGCCGGTGAAACTCGTGAGTTTAAGAATGTTAAGGACAGAATTCTTACCAAGCCTAAGAAAGCTGAAAGCTGGGATATCAAAAAGCAATCCGTTGCACCTGTGGCCAAAGTGCCAGAAGTCGTTAAAGCGCAGAAGGCGCTGTCAAGGGCAACTGAAATTGCGCGTATGTCTGGCAGAGAGCTTACATCTGCTCGTGGCAAGTTATCCGAGTCGGGTGTTACACAAGAAATTAGACAACAACAACTAGTCATACAGGAGCTTGAGCCTCTTGTTAAAGGCGCGTTTTCTGAAGAAAACGTTAAAGCAATTGACGATGAGTTGGCAAAAATTGACGCAGTGCTGCAAGAGCGCGGGTCTGATAAGCAGAAAGCGCTGTCTCCTGTAATAGCCAAAATGAAAGGGCCGTTGCCAAGAGACTACGCGGCTACTGTTGATTTTGCCGAAAAAGACGCTCGTAGTGAATACAACGCAGCTAAGAAAGTTAGCGATGCGTCACAGGAAGCATATGAGGCGGCTCGCAGAGGAATAGATAACCTGCCTTCTATGGCTTCTGGTCTTGAGTTTGGCCGCTTAGACAGTGCTATGACTCGCGCCTCTAGTGCGACTGACAAACTTCTACCTAAGACACAGGCTGCTGAACTGGTTTACTTGGCCGCACGTCGAGATAATTTGACTTTAAACAAGTTGATGGGTGAGGATTTGCGTGAAGCGTTTGTAAACACCAGCGCTCGTTTGGCTAAAGCTTTGAACCAAGAGTCTCCTTTGGTCAAACAAATTGAAGAAGCCAAAGCTACAGCCGCTAAAGCTGAAAAAGCGCGTGCAGAAGCAGAAACCAAAGCGCGTGAAGAAGAACGCAAGTTGCAGGCCGAAAGAAATGCTGGCGCTGGAGAACAACGCAAAGCACTGGACGCTGCCAAGGTAGAAAAAGATCGCCTTGAAAAAGCCATGTCTGGCACAGGCTATGACGTACGTCGCTTTACAAGAGACACTTCTGGCCCAGCAATGACGGCAGAACTTAACAAGCTTAAGAAAAATTTAGCTGCCGCAGATACTAACTTGGGTAAGGCTAGGTTGACAAACAACACAGCGGATATTGAAAAGTATCAAACCGAGTACAACCAGATTGAGTCCAATATCGACACCATTTACGCATCAGCGCCTATTGTGGAACGTGATGTAGAACAGCCTAATGCACCACAACCAGCGGCTGCGGAAGGTATGCGGTTACCTGCCCGTAAAGAAGGCCCCGTGGTTCGTAACTTGGCTGGCGCTAAACGTGTACGCCAAGCCGGGGTTATTAAACTTAGAGCCGACGGCTTGTCACAAGAAGCTGCCAACGCAGTTCATTTGTTTACAGCGAAAGCTCGTTTAGATGGCGCTACTGATGCCAGCCGCGCTAAGTTGGAGACTGCTTACGCAGAGGCCACCGAAGGTTTGACTGAAGACCAAGTTGCCAAGCAGTTGGCTGAAGGCAAGCGCCTGTTGGGTCAAGGCCCAACGATTGAAATTATTGCGGCCCGTGAGCGCTATCGTCAGTCAGTGATTGATCTTGAAAAAGCTCAGAAAGATTTTGACGAAGCCAAGACCCCTGCAACCAAGGAGTTGGCACAAGACGCCCTTGACCTTGCTAACCAGCGTAGCGATGCGGCAGAAGAAGTATACAAAAATGCGCGTGATATTCGTGCATCTAAAGCCCTCAAAGGCGGATCGCAAGCAGAAGTCGAAGCGGCAATCGATGCCGCTACTGCCAAGCAAGAAGCCGCCACACTGCCAGAGATTGACGAAGAAGGCCCAATCCAAGGTGCTGCAACGCAGTACACGGAGATGGAGCAGGCTCAGTTATCTGACACGGCTAAAGAAGCCATTGCAGATGGGCGCTTACTTGATGCTGTCAATGATGTGGCTGAGAACGGACAGACCGAGTTCATTCGCCAGAACGCCAAAAACGTGGTTGACATGTTGCTTCGCACCAAGGTAGTCATTGATCCTAATTTGGTTGATGCTAATGGCGTTCCCGTGCCTGCGTTCTACAACAACGTGACCAACACTGTGTCGTTTAGACCCGGAGAGTTGACAGAAGAAAACCTGATCCACGAAGTGACCCACGCCGCATCACTGCGCGGTTTGGTAATGCCTGCAACCGATCTAACTAAAGACCAGCTTGCGGCGCGTAATGAGTTGAACGCCATGTTCAACCAACTGAAAAAAGACAAGGCGTTGGTTAATGAGTACGGCCTGACCAACGTAGCTGAGTTTGCGTCTGAGGTGCAGTCTAATAAAGACTTCCGTGACCGCATCAATGAAAAGCCTTGGTTTGGCGGCAACATGTTGACACGCTTCTTCAAAGCCGTCTTGCGTTTAATTGGCTTCAAGACAGGTCAGTTGACTACTGATGTAGCTACCAAGAACATTGAAGCGCTGTACATGCCTGCACAGAAGTTTGAGATGGTGGACAAGCTCAACACGGCATCCGTCTTCCGCACCAAAGCGCCAGCAGTTAGCTCAGTTATTGTTGGCCAAGAAGCCAACAAATTAGATTCGCTCAAAGCAAACTTGTTTGGCCTTGGTGGACGCGTACAGTTAATTGATAGCTTAGCTGCAGCAGATGCGGCTATTGTGGCTGGTGAAGGCGCTGGTAAGTTGTCTTCTACAGAGGCTTTCCAAACGCAGTATTTCCTGCGTTTAGCTGATAAGACTACGCAAGCCGCGGGGCAATTTATTAACAGTGGCCCGATATCAATCGTATCTGAAAATACTGCGTTTGGTAAAGAGTACCGTTACCAAGCATCTACTGGCCCTAACCTTGTGGATATGTCCAAGCATATAGAAGACGCTTCTAAAGCCGGATTAGGTGCCGATGCTGAGCGCATCCTGACAGTTCAAGTTGCTGGTGAGCGTGCGGAAGCTACGCCCAACGGCTGGTCACGCTTGTTGTCTTCTGATCCTGCGGCGGCTAAAGCTGAGTACCTTAAAGACAAAGCCACATTGGCGGCAAACCCTGAAGCTAAGAAACACATTGATGCGGCCAAGGCGGTGTACAAACAGTACAACAATGGCCTTATAGACTTTATTGTTCAGTGCGGATTTATATCTAAACAAGAGGGCGAGCGGCTGAAAAAGACGCCGTTTATTCCGTTCTATCGTATTGAGAACAACGAAGTCAAGCTGTTTACTGACAAAGAACACAGCATTCGTATTGGCAACATTAAAGAAAACCCAGACTTGCAACGCATGTTGGGCGACGAAAAAACCATATTGCCAATTTTGACCAGTGCTGTTCAAAACACGTTCATGCTGTCCCGTGCCGGTTTAAAGAATCAAGCTACGCACAGTACTTCTGACGCAATGTACAAGGCAGGTTTTGCATCCAAGATCGGCAAAGGAAGCGGCCCAGCAGGCGCTGACGTAGTGCGCTACAAGGTTGATGGTGATGACCACTTTGCTGTGATTGACTCTGATACCTTTGGTATTCCTGCCCACCTAATTGTCAAAGGCATGGAAGGTATCAAGACTACCATCCCAGAGATCGTACGCATGATGGGCATTCCAGCAAACTGGGTTCGTAAATTTGTGACCCGTGGCCCAGCGTATCCTGTTCGTCAGCTAATTCGTGACCCGCTTAATGCGGCTATCGTAGGCGGTGTGGATGGCGTGCCTGTGCTTAACGCGCTAACAGCCCTGATTAAAATGCGGGTTGGCCGTAGCCCTTCGGAAGAAGCGTTAATGCGTGGGCTTGTTGTCAGTAGCAACGTGTACACAGGCGACGAAAAAGATATGCAAAAGTTTTTGCAAGACATCAGCACAGGTCGCGGTAAGTGGGACAAGATGCTTGGCATGCTAGATACTTTTGCGCTTCAGTCTGACGCGGCTACCCGCGTAACTATATATGAAGATTCCATAAAAAAAGGTTTGTCAGAAGCACGCTCTCAGTTTCGTGCGATGGAGTCTCAAAACTTTGGCCGCCGTGGACTGTCGCCAAGCATTCAAGTAATGAACACGCTGATTCCGTTCTTCAATGCGCAGATTCAAGGCTTGGACGTGCTGTATCGTTCATTCAAGGGCGATATGCCTTTCTCAGAGCGTTTGGAAATCCAGCGCAAGATTAAAATGCGTGGCATTTTGTTGATGGCTGGAACGCTGTCGTACGCTCTGATGATGGAAGACGACGAGGACTACCGCAAAATGCCGCCCGAAGTTAAGTACGGCAATTGGTTTGTGCACATTCCGGGCGTCAAAGACCCTCTCAAAATACCGATTCCGTATGAGGTAGGTATCTTGTTCAAAGCGTTGCCCGAAGCTATCCTTGATGTGGCGAGGCGCGATACCAAGGCCAAAGAAGCTATCAAAGGTTTGGGCATGTTGCTCTGGCAGTCCGCACCCGGAGTTGTGCCTGTGGCCGGCAAGCCGTTCATCGAAGCTTCTATTGGCGCTACACCATATGGCCCGATCGAATCGGCAAGGGAGAAAGAGTTGCCAGCGGCTATGCGCTACCGCGAAGAAACGACCGAGGCGGCCAAAACTTTGGGATCGTTAACCGGAGCCGTTGGCGTGTCGCCTCTGATGATCGAGCACTTTGTGCGTAGCTACACAAGCTCCTTGGGACTGTCAGCGTTGCACATGCTAGACCCAGCCCTGCGCTCGTCGACAGAAGGCGCGAAAGCCTCTTCGTCAGCTAGCAAGACGCCGTTCTTCGGAGGGTTGTTCCAGTCAGCCGATGGCCGCTTCATAGTCGACCGCGCATACAACCGCATGGACGAAGTGGTGCAAGCGCAAAAGGGCTATGAGGATTTGGCAAGCCGAGGTAAGAAAGCTGAAGCCAAGGCATGGGCGCAGGAGTATGCGGCGTTGTTGGCTCAAGCTGATATGGCTGGAGGCTTCAAGAAGTCTATGGGGGAGATGTTCACCGATGAACGTACGATACGCGCTGACTCTAGGCTCTCAACAGAGCGTAAAGATGAGCTGATCGCACGCATCAAGGCGGCGCAGAATCGAGAGGCCGAGGCTTTCTATCGGGCAACCGAAAGAAAAAGACCCCAGTAAAGCCTTCGTAGATGCCCGTCTTAGCACGGGCATCTAGTACGCGGCAAAGGACTGCCTTGCGCAGCCCTAGTTCACGAACACTATCAGGATCGAGGCAGGGGATGAAGAACCCCTGACCTCTTTCAGTCGTCTCCCAAGGGAACCGGATTAAGGAGAGTTTCATCGACTTCGTCCATCTTACGTCTAACACGCATCACAGTAACACGCATTGGTGGCCCCTTGGTCTTGGCGGTCATGTTCTTCTTTAAGTACTCGATTGGGAATTGATCCTCAAGCTGGCGCTTGAATGAAGCGTAACCGAAACTTGTCGAAGCGCAATACGATTTGAGCAGTTGTTCCTCAATGAAGTAGTCAACATAACCGGCAGTGATGCCATGCTCCACACGTCCAAGAATCTTGTTGCGTGTGATGGTCTGGTCAATGACTTGGCCGCTACCGAGTTCTGCCATCAAGCCGCCAGTGCTAGGACGCACAACGACAAAGCTGCCATAACTCTCACGGGTGTACGCGTTAAGTATGTCTTCAGCAGTGCGGACACTGTTCTTCATACTGGCACGCATGGTCTGCACTACCTTCTTAAAAGCGTTTAAGACAGGGCGCAGGGGGATCTCCACAATGCCAGCCGCTTTGAAAACATTGCGTGCCTGCACTGCGGTTCCGATGCCTGCCATCCAGAAGCGCTCATCGTTGGTAGCGTTGAACTCTGTGTACATGGCGGCAACCGACTCACGCACAGATGTAGGGAACTCATCAGCATGCTCCACCATGTACTCGACCTGCTTGTAGCCAGCCACGCCATAGTTGTGTTGCAAAGACTTGATGATCTCAATCTCATGGGGAGCCCATGACAGTTCTTCTTCGAAGGTGAACTCAAGCAGACGGCGAAGCTCGCCTTCAGATGAGTGGTCGCGTCCACCAGTTAGGTAGTCCACAACGTGCGTGTTAGATGACATCAAACATGCAGTCATCCATGTAGAGAGGTTCAAGCGTTCCTTGTTGGAGCCAGACTCCATACGCTCCTTGCCCCTACCCTCGGTCATGTCCAAGAGAAACTCAGGCAACCATTCGGGGGCGGCTCTGTTCTTGGCGGTGATCTCATCCGTGATAAGCGGATGGCTGTTGAGCAAGCCTAGGCGTTGCTGCATAGCGACAGGAGAAGTGCTCTTGCCTGTGCGGTAGTGCGTTGGGTGTCCCCATACTGAAGCGGCAGCTTCGAGAGCCAACGTCTTGCCCGTACCAGATTCGGTACTAGCGCAGTGGTATGTCATCCCGTAGATGCCTGTAAAGCGCATGAATGGTGCGCCAGCACCGGCAAGGATTACGGCTATGTGCCCCCACATCTTCTTGGCGATCAACATATTCATGAAGTCGCGCCAAGCCTCTATGGTTCCCTTGGGTTCGGTGTTTACTGTGATGTTCTCAAGCCCCGGCATCGGGACTTTGACTGGAGGTTTGCCCTTGCTAAAGATACGACCCGCGTACACGTACGTGTTGTCGGCCTGCCATCCGTAGCTGTCGGGAACCTTGATCGCTGGTTTGTTTGTGCTAGCTTCTTCCACACATGCCCTTATATATTCAGATAGGTTTTTATCGTTGCCTTGACCGAAGGCCGCCACAATGTTTTGGCTAGCCAAAGCTTTTACTGTTTCGTCTTTGCTAACCACCGCCCTTTGAGGCATGGTTATGTTCACTGCACCATCAGGCTTGAGCGCTATCAGGTGTACTGTGTGATCCCCGTTGCTGTTGAGGATGTCAACAACAAACAGTTCGTAAGGTAGCAACATGACCTGCTTCTTGGACTTGGCGCCATCATCGTCTTCTACTGTGCGCTCCATGAACGTGCCGCCGTTGGCTCCATAGGAGTAGCCGCGTGGCGGTGTTGGGCGCATGACCTTGATGACTTCTTTCTCCGTGACGGGACTGTCACTCGAAAGCTTCACCTCGATTTCTTTCTCCTCGACCTCAACCGCCAACTCACGACCTAGGATCAGTGGGTTGGTGATCTTGCCCCAATGCGCGCATGTTGGGCACACGCCGGGGTTCTCGCTATCCATCTTGATACAGGGATAGGGGCCTTTGATACTCTGAAGCTTTTGGTTCATGCGCTCAGGCTCATATGGGTGCATCTTGCTCAGCCACACCGCCGCCTTGTTGCCGTCCTCACAGACCTTAGTCCATGACAACAAGCCGCGCCAGATCGGCTCCATGCCTTCTTCGGTTGCGTGTTCAACGTAGTGCGCAAGCTGGCCGCACCCCCTTGAATTTTGCGTAGCCAACCAAATTGGTTTGAACTTGGTGATGCTGTTTTCAAAGAGTTTGACACTGGTCGCGGATGGAGCAGAAGCCCCAGACGGACGGGTTCCAGCCAAGTCTAGCTTGGGCGCAGCTTGCGTCTCATACACAGACCCCACCAACTTGTTCCTGATGTGCTCGGCAAGCATGTCAAACTCAAAGGTGTCACCGTCAGACAGTATGCGCACGGGGCGCGGTGTCGCGTATTTCTTCTTGAAGTTGGTGGTGTCAGGCACACGCAGTACTCGGGCGGCATCAGCCGTCACAGTCATGTCGATAGCTAAGCCTTCCTGTTTGCACAGGCGCTTGAAGTTCTCAGCAACAGGTTTCCATGCGTCGATAGGCACAGCCTCGGTCAAAGGCCAGTAGCAGTGCAAACCACCACCAGACGCTACGACATAGGGCGTACCAAAAGCATGAAGTCCTGTATTCTCCAAGAACGCGTGAAGTGCAAGCGCGGCATCTTTCTTTGAAACGTAGCCATCCATGTCGATGAACAGGGACTTCACGTACCTAGCGTTTACGGCCAGACGATTGTCCTCGTCGCCGAATGTAGCCAAGGCAAAGTAAATGTCGAACTTGCTGTCATGCCAACGTTTGATTGGCGCGGTGGTCTCTTCCAGAGTATGCACGAAGGCATGCTCCTTCTTTGTAAGTTCTGCTACGCAATACCGACCAAATTCTGGCGGCGGCAGAACGACCGCTAAAAACTCAAGCGGAGTCATTGAGTTCCTTGCGGTTTAGAAAAGGTCGAGTTGGCGTGGGTCTGTGCTTACTGGGCGCTCCATGATTGGGTAACCCGCAATTCGACTGAGCAGTTCCATTTGCCAGTTCTTTGGCAAGCCTTCGGGCTTGTGTACAAAGTCTTCAGCAAACCGAATCAGTTCTTGCGTGGTGAGGGATCTAGGTTGTATTCCGTGCATATTTTTCTCCATGCCTCATCTGCCGTGCGTGAGGTCTTCATTATGTGAGTTAAGAATTCGACGCGATTACGATAGGCCACAAACACTTCCGTGCCTGTAAACCAGTTGTAAACAGTCTGTCGAGAGACGCCAAGCGCATAGGCAATCTTCGTGACCGGAAAGTCAAGATGTATCGCCCAACGCCCAAGCTGGTTGCCCAGAGACTTGGGTGTCTTTGCTACTTCGTCAATGATTTTTTGTGAGTAGGCCATGTATATAGGTGGGGGTACTAACTGCTCGTCCGCAAGCTAAAAAAGCCTTTGCACAGCGTTCCCCCCGATTCAGTTACTCATCGTCCCAATCAGCAACGATGTCGGCCAGCTTGCCCTTCTTAGCTGGAACGGATTCAACCTTGGGTGCGGTTTTACGCACTTCTGGTTCTTCTTCAGCTTCGGCTTCAACAGCCTTGGCTTTCTTGGGCTTAGCCGCTTTGACTTCGGCCATAGCTTCGGCTTCGTCTTCATCAAGCAAGTCACCAAGAGTCTTAGCCGCAGGGCGCTTACCTTCAATAGCCAACGGTGCAGGGGCTACCACGCCATCAGCGGCGGCAGGAGTAACAGACACAGCCTTCTCAGCATCCTTGGACAGAGCTTGCTCTTGGGCAATCAGATACTCTGAGTCAGTCAACCAACGCACAGGGGCGAAGATCAGCTTGGGAGACTCAGCCTTGGTGTCGAACTTCATGCGCGTCACGATAGCGTCCAAGTTAACTGGTGGAGTTTGAGCCGCCATGTAGCGAGCGTATGCTTGCAGTGGGCGCTTCTCGCCTTCTTCCTTGCCAAAGATAGATGTGGCAGGCAGAGTCACTTGCAACACGTCGCCTTCAGGGTTGTTAGCCAAGACCACAGCCAAACGCTGTTGGTAACGGCACGCACGGCTTTGACCATTGCCTGACCCAGCGATGTTCTGTGGGCAAGCGGCGCAGCTTGACGCTTGCTTGTTACGTACGCCTGCATCGGGCTTGTCACCATCAGCAGATGTGCAGTCAGGGGCGGCTGCAGCCGCGTCTTTGTCATACGATCCTGCGTAAAAAATACGGCTGACCTTGGGGGCAGCTTTAACCACGATCACATCCAAGTGGCGGTCTTCGATGGATGCCACTTCCTTGCCGCCTGCAAGCAGACGAAACACGCCACCCTTGATGGAGACGCGCTTCATGCCACTGCTGGTGTTAACGCCACCGGCCAAAGCCAAGGTAGTTGCGGAAAGCTCAGCGTTCTTAGCGAAAGCTGGCACGTTTGAGGGGTTGAACATTGCAATATTGCTCATTTTGATTTCCGATTAAGTTGGTTTGCGTACAGAGATGTCGAACTCAGATGTTGAGTTCAGACCGGGCGGTACGACCCCGGGGTTTTCTTCCAAGAACTGAGCCATGTTGGACTGCGCAATACGCTTCTCAAAAAGCTCTAGGGCGTGGTTGTCAATCACAAACTGTTTGAACGAGTCCCAGTCCTGTGTGTAGTAGCGAGTCTTCACGGACATGACTGCCGTGCCCTCGGTAGTGCGAACTGATGTGACGCCCATCGCCTTCATCTGTTCCTTGATCGCGTTCTTGATCTCGTCCTGTTGCGCCTTGAGTACTTCAGCTTGTGTGTCGTACGCTTGGGTCAGTTCGGTCATACGTGTACGTAGCTTGCGGTAAATTTTTACCAGCTTGTCTAACGGTACTGCTTCTTCTTCCATTGCTTCTCCTGTTAATTATTTGTCTAAGGTTGGACAGTTTACATGTAATTTCTAGCGTTGCAAGCCCCTTTCAAGATTTAATTTCAGTTTCGAACATGTCGGTCAGTAGTAAGTTATCACTAACTTTCCCTGCCAACGCATTAAACATCTTCTTCTCAATCGCGCTACCCTGAATGTGAATCACGGTAACTTTGTCTGAGTCCTGCCCCTTGCGGTCAGCACGGGCACAACACTGGATGTACTGCTCTACGCTCATGAGTGGCCCATAGAACACCACAGTGTCAGCGGCAGTCAGCGTGATGCCGTGAGCAGACGCCGCAGGTTGCATGACCAACACCCTAGGGTTAGCCTCAGTCTGAAAACGATTGATAGTTTGCCCACGCTTAGGGGGACTTATGTCTCCGTGGATGCACTCATTGACAATACCCTTCTTCGTGAGGTATGTGCTGATGGTGTCGATGGTGCTACGGAACAAGGCGAAGATGATGACCTTGCGATCTGTCTCGTCCAGTATCTCCTCCAGTACCGCAAGCCTAGGCGCAGAATCAAACTCCACAACTTCCTTGTCGTCTGTGTATGCCGCACCACAACTAATCTGCAATAGCTTGGATACGCCAGCGGCGGCATTGACTGCCGTTATGGTTTCCCCTGCGGTCTGCACAAGCATGCGCTCTTTCAAAAGGTTGTAGTACTTGGCCTGCTGCGGTGTTAAAGCTACCTCTCGCGTCATGGTTATTACTGGAGGTAAATCTAAACACGCTTCTTTTGTGAAGCGTATTGCTGGCTGTAGCGCTTCATACACCTTGTCCTTGGCATCAAGCTTGGGCGCCCATTTGAACATCGTTACCTTGTTCATGACCTGATCGCGCCATGCTGTAAAGAACTTGGGCACACCTTCTGGATTGACTAGCTTAGCCAAGCCATACGCATCTACAGGTGACTGAGATGCCGGCGTTCCTGTCATCATCCACAGGTAGGTGTTGGGAGTCAGGATGGAGTTGAGCGCTTTCCATCTGCGTGTGGTGATCGTCTTGTATGCGTTGGCCTCATCAACAATCACAAGATCAAACCGGCCATCGTTACGCACCTCATCAGCGATAAGGTTCAAGCCCTCGTAGTTGGCAATCACAATCTCGTAGTCACGCTGGATCATCTCGATGCGCCGACTAGCCTGAGCATGGTGCGCGATAACGGCAGAGCGATGTATCACACTGTTGTTGATGTCGCCCATCCATGCGCTGTGCATGATCGACAGAGGGCACAGGACAAGAACCCTGCGCACCTTGCCAAGCTTCATCAGGTAGTCAGCCGCCCACAAAGCTGAGAGTGTCTTGCCCGTGCCCGGCTCAGAGAACACAAAGGCTCTCCTGTACAGCGTGAGGAACGCTGCCGTCTCGATCTGATGCGCCATGGGCTTGTAACGCCCCGGCCAGTCGTAGCGCCTAGTGATAGGCGATGGCACATTTTTAACACCTAGGTTACGCAAGACCCGCGCTTCGTCAAGCCCCCAATACACAGCCACGTCGTAGCCACCATCCATGCGCTCGACGATCTTGTGTTTGGGTATGACTTTGTACTTGTTCGGGTTCCTTGTGCGTAAGACTAGTGCTTTGTCTTCGATGATTTCCATTGCTTCTCCAAGCTATTATTTTCCGTTGTCGCTCTGATTGGCGCTCTTGCTACGAAGGCGGGTGTTGCCTGTTGTTGACTTGCCCCCTGCACGCAGAGGTTTGATGTGGTCAATGTCTTTACCTGCACGATCAACACCTTTCTTATCGTAGGTTCTACGAGCCTTCTGCCGTTCAATCTGATCGGCTGTCTCGCCTGTTTTCTTTTGCAGTTTGTATGCGTGTTTGTAGTCACGCTTGCCATTGGTCTGTGTCATGGTTAGAACTCCTTTAGCTTTGCTTCACACGCGTTGCGCAGGCTACGCACCACACGAGGTTCGTGCGCGCTACCTTTGTGCTTCATTACGTCTGCAATCAGGCGCATTGACAAGATCGTAGCGCACTCTATGTGCAGACCGATTGATCCGTAATCAGTACCATTATCTGCATTAGTGTGCACCCGCCCATCGTGCACGATAGCGCTGTCGCAGGCGCGTAGAGGTTTGCTGCAAACATGGCACATGCTTGGGTATGAAGGGTGAGTAGTTTGTTCTTGTAAAAGTGACATAAAAATCCTTAGTGTTTGGGATTGAACTCGCATCCGGTGACCTGACACCATCCGCATAGTGGGGTTTGATTGGGGTTCCATACGTCTGTCTCAAAGCATGATTCAAGACGCGCAGTACGCTCACGATACTTCCACCAGAAGGCTTCAGATTGATCGCGTGTCATCTGCATCTTGACCATATCATCTTTGACAATGAACAGCAACGCTGAGTTAACCTTGCGGATGTGGGGGAAGTGTGCGAAGACCATAAGCGACATAAGCACAAGCTGATCCCTGTCGGGGTACTTGTTGTTGCCGGTCTTCCAATCTCCCACCCACGCCGTAAGGTTCTCATCGTTAACGATCAGGATGTCGGCTATGCCTCGAACCCAAACGTCAGGAGACTTCCAGCCCGTAGGCTGTAGGTCTACAGTTAACGCCATCTCATGCTCAGCAAGCACTCGGCCTGATTTACTCAGCATGGCGTTCACTACAGGCAGGAACTGCGCATACTCAGGTGGTATTGGCGTCTTGTCCCTGATGTAGTCTTCGATAGCCTTGTGTACCTGATTGCCGTAACGCGTAGCTTCGGTCTCTTGGAAGGGGTACTTCTTCAAGACCTTGACCTCGTGATACCTGCGTTGGCAGCCCTCGAAATCTTTTAGGCTGCTGTGTGACCATGCTGGTTTTTTCATTCGAACTTCGCTGTGTTAATGGCTTCTGTTAATCGGTTAGCAAACTTGGTAACAAACACTTCGTTAGAGTTGAGCCTGTGTTCGCCCATGTCTTTAAGAATTGTGTGTACTACCTCGTGCCAGAACGTGTCTGTAATTTGCTCTGGCTTGAATGGCTTGCCTGTGATGTTACTCGTTCGTCCTAGTCGGATGCGTTGCTCATCGTAATGAACACGCCCCATGTCACGCTTATCAAGCATGGCTTCAACTACTTCGACTGAGTACCACCGCCTACCTACTCTTATTTTTGTTGGTAATTTCAATACCGCTTCTCCTTGTTAACTCTTGGCTAACCCATACCTACGGTGCGCGCCACCGTCAGCGTCCAATGGAATGCCCTGCATATAGGGCGGCTCCATAGTCATCTGCGCTAAGACCCAAGTCTTAGCCTCAGACACCTCTGCATCAGGAACCACGACGATCTGCTCGTCATGCACTGTTCCCGCTACAAAGTATCTCTTGGCAGTACGCACCATACCATCTGTCATTACGCATCTCGCTACGCCCTGCGTGACATTGTTGGTTATCTTGCCTGCATATATCTTAGTACGATCTTGGCCGTATGTCCACTCGACCTGCTCTTTATTTGTTTTCTCGTCCGTGTAGCGCCTGATGTTGAGGTCAGGGTACAACAGCTTCATGCCAGAAGGTAGCACGATCTCCCCCTTGCGGTACGTCAAACACTTGTGCTTGTACTCCTTCCCTTTGTAAAGGGACTCGTTGATAAGCTGGGTTTGCAAGTCCCAAAACTCAACTACGGGGGTGGCTGTAGCCCTGTACTTATCAATGATCGCCTTGGATGCTAGGCAGTGGATGACTAGTTCTCTGGTGGTACAGGTGTGCGGGATAGCGTTGAGCTTCTCGACGTTGACTTCCCAGTCTAGGAACTTCTCCGCGGCTTGTTGCGTAACGCCCAACTTCTTTGCGAAAGCAAGGTCGTAACGCTGAGGCGGTGCCCCGAGGAACCCTGTGAGAAGTTGCGATGCAAACGCTGCCCAACCGAGGCCGTACCCGCACCCAAGGAGCGCAGACTTCGCAGACTGTCGAAGATCTGGGTGAGTTTCTTTGGTGAGATTTGGGATGTTGAACATCTGAGCGCCGAAAGCGGCGTAAGGGTCACCACCTGAGCGGAAGATGTCGAGCATGTCTGTGTAATCCGAAAGCCACGCGAGCACTCGCGGTTCAATCTGTGATAAGTCCCCCACGACCAATTGATGACCAGCGGGAGCCATAATCGCTTTGCGTAGGAACGAGCCTCGCTTGAGGTTCTGCATGTTGATGGCCGAACCCTTGCTTGCTGTCCACCGGCCAGTCTGCGCACCGTAGTAGGAGAGAGGTACTGGTAAGGCGCCACGTTTACTAATGTCGAGGAACCGCTGAGCACGGGTACGCTCAGTGGTCGACTTAACCCTAAGACGCGCTTCACAAAGAAGGGCAACGTCCTCACGTTCACCGTTGAGCAACGCCTGAAAGAGGGCATCATTCTTAGCCAATGCAAGTGTTTCTTTCCCGGTAGTTTTACTGACTTTCTTTGGGGGAGCCACACTGAGGGTTTCAAGTAGTGCTGCAAACTGTGGGTTCGACGCAAGTGCAGTTTCGTCCACGCCGAGCTTCTGTAATAGTGCTTCACGTTTTTCCTTTTCATCTAGTATGGCGTCAGTCAGCATGTTGGGGTCAAGCTCAAGGCACGCACGGGTGTACATCTTCAGCGTCATATCTATGAGCCGAAGTTCCTTGGACGGGTATCCATTGACCAAGCGCTCAAAGATTCGTTCGCATAGATATACGTCGTGTTTGCAATAGTCTGCAAGCTCAGATTCCAAGACCTCGTCCAACTCGGCCACACCATTGGTGCTGTGTACGGCTGTCCCTTTGGCGGGAAGATCAAAATCGATTGCAAGTTTGGCGAGACTGTTGCCAACCTCAACGCCTCTGAGAGCTCGCGCCATTGATAACGTGTCGAAGATGAAGGCTGGATGTACAGCGTAGACCCACTCCATAATGGATACATCGAACTGTGCGTTATGGGCAAGCACTGCGGTTCGTCCCCAGTCGACCCCATCAAGGTACTCACGTAGCTCTGCATCTCCAAACCATCTAATTGGTTCATCGCTTCCGTATACATGGACGCAAGCTCCGAACGCTCTAAATTTATCATGGCGTATGTACTCCTCAGTTGTCATCTTGCTCAGTGTGTAACCTTCCTTGGTGTCCCAGTAGGTTTCGAAGTCGATGGTTATTATTTTGTCAAACGGTTTGGTCAACTGTTCTTCTCCTTGTTATCTATCTCTGCCTGTGTAGGCGGTAGTCCTGTGTCTTTGTACACAAACCCAACACGATCGTGATGCCCGCCATAAGAGCCAAGCACAACTTCTCTCTTGTTGAAATACCACTTCCATCTGCGTTCTTTGGCAATCTGTACAAGCCTTGCCGTTACATACTTCTCGATCGGTATGCCTATCTTTCGAACCATTGCCACTTCAGACGCAAGCAAAGTAATCTTGCCCACCTTGTCTTCGCCTCTGACCTTACGGACTAGCATGGTTCTTCTCCTTGAGTTTGGCTTCAATGGCTCTTTCATAATCCCAATTGGTGTGAATGTCCCAATCTTTTTGGTTATATATTTCGGCAATATCTCCATCCGTCAGCCCTACCCAACCACGCTCAGGCAACGGATGCCCTGCTTGCTTGTAGGCTTCCTCACGCCACAGTTGTGCTCGTTTCCTGTGGTACTCACAGTTTGGACAGTCAGTCATGCTTGTCCCCTTGCTCGGATGGCGTCGGCAATAAGAACCCCACCCGCAATCTGCGCACAGGCGCGTAGTAATGCTTCGCCCTCGGGTTGTTCTTCAGGTAACCCACGCAGTGATTCTTTCTCCGCCGCCACTGCACACGCCTCACGCTCATGCTGTGCTACTAGCTTGGCAAAGTCTTCAAGGTGCGGAAGAACCATCCACATGTTCCAATCAGCGTCAATAAAGCCCGCCTGTCTAGCCATCTTAATGATTTCATCTTGTGTCAATTAAAATTCTCCTTGGGTGGTGCGTCGAGGACGTTTAGAAAGCCGAAAAAATCGTTTGCCGCCAACATGAGTTGCGACGCCTCCATCTCGTCACAGTTTAGGGTGACGACTCCTGCTAATTGATCTTCAGCGCGTCCAATGATGACAATGCCCTGCGCCTTGCCTTGGCCGTAGCACATCACCAACTTGTGGATCAGTAGTCTGAAGTGCTCTTGCTCATCGTCTGACATGGCCTCGACTCTGCGGTGTAGCTCTTCGTCTGTCATTGCGAAGTCAGGTTCCACGTAGTTCATTTTGTTTCTCCTTCAGTAATAGTTCTAGGTCTGGTATGTTGTGCTCACGGGCAATGAACACAGTACCGCCTGCGTTGAGGATCATGTTAAGTTCCCTGTCTTGCAGTGGCGTTGTGTTGTTTTTGCCTGCTTTGCACTCGATGGCGATGAAATGCCCATCCATACAGCCAATGATGTCGGGTATCCCTGCGCGGCCAAAGCCGTTAGCAGGGGGCATGAAGTGGTACACGCCTAGCCTGTCAAGCAACAGCCGTACCGCCTTCTTTACTTTCCATTCAGGTGTTTCTGCCATCTTTATCTTTCTTTTCACACGCGTCAAAAACAGTTATAAGCCCTGCTACTACCATGTCAAGCGGCATTTTTGCGTCGTACGCAACTTGACCTAAATAACTAATCAACGCGCCAATACCTATATAACTTTCTGTGCCTACCAACACGGTTTGTAGTTTGTTTGCCGTCAATTCAACTTGCTCCATTCGTTGTTGCATTGCGCGTGTTTCTTCTATGTCTTTAGTCATTGATCTCTCTCCTTTTGTTTAAAAATATAGCGTCATCAGGGTTGCGTATTCGCTCACGCGATCTTCTTCCTGTGTTTTCTGGTTTTGGGCAGTTTACAGGTACATCGACCACAACCCAAACGGCGGCTAATGTATTGCGGTGGGTTGCTAACTCCCACCGATCAACGTACACACCAAACACACCCTCCAATGATTTGTTGACAGAGCGAACGTCTATGCCAGTAAACTTAGCTATATCGCTTGACTTCAAACCATCGGGGTGTCGTTTGAGTAGCTCACGAATGATGTTGTGATTACTTTTCAAGTTTCAGACTCCTTTCTTTCTCTTTGGCAGCTATACAGTCTCCGCATATAAACTTGTGAACGTTACCGCCAAAACCATCCATCACTTGGGCACAACCACCGAATTGCGGTTTGTCTTTTTGGCATTTCCAACACAACTTCTTTCGGGTTGCACGGTACTTGTTAAGTGCGCGTGTGACCGAATAAGCAGCAAGGTTCTCTTTAACATAATTCCCTTTCATGTTTTCATGCCCCGCACGTATGCCGCGAAGCTTGGGGCGGTGTCACCAGAGTTTTTCATATCATCGAACTCACGCGCCACTTCCTCAAGCGCATCGTTGCGAATCTTGCGCGTGACTTCATTGGTGATCTGCCCCTTAATCATCTGACGCTTGCGCCAGCCCAAGGCTTTCTCCCATACATTTAGTTGTGCTTCTGTCATGGCTTCTCCAGCATTGCGTTATAAAGTTCTTGAAGTTCTGCGATCCAGTCAGTCAGTGCATCCAACTGAACTATGCGGTGCGCAAGCACAAAGTCTTTGTTGATGTGTACAGCGCCTTCGCCGCTTTCAGCATCCCAAGTTAACTCGATCATGGTTTCTCCTTGAGTACAGTTTCAAGCGCATCAAGCGCCTTGTCCCATGTGTTGTAGTCAATGCTGTTGCCAAACGCTTTCATCACAGCATGGGCGGCTTGCTCAATCCTGCGTAGCCGTTTGACTTCTACATCAAGCTCGGCCAACTGCAAGTCCATCTCTCTTGTTTCTTCATCCATGTCAGCCCCCGAACATCTGTTTCAAGTGAACGTACAACTCATGCGCCTGATACACAGTCATGTCCTGCAATATATCGTGTGGCGTCTTGGTGCGTACGAGGGATGTGTAGCGTCTGTTGGGTATATGCGCAGGTTCCATCGCTCTCATAGCTGCATCCAGCGCTTCTTTGCTAGGCTCTGGCATGGCTTGCAGCTTCTCGCGTAGTAACGCACCGATGCCTGTCACGGCTTTCTTCTCGTACTTACGCTTAGCAAAAGGCTCTCGTGCGGGTTTGAGTCCGTTGCTTTTCAGAGGTTTCACTTTCTTGAGTGGCGCGTACTCATCTGCATCCGCATAGTACAGATCGTTGGTCATGTGCACCAGACCATTCTTACGCAGTTGCGAAATTAGCGACGAAGTTGATCCGCTGTTGTAGTCCTGATGCTCAAGCGCAGTGATGATCTCTTTGCGTGTGGATCCGGGGTTGTCTCGGATGTAGTTAAACGTGACGCGAGTGATGTTATTTTTAATTGGAAAGAGCTGCTTGGTCATGGGAATTCCTTGAGTTGGTGGCGATAAAGAAGATGACACTGGTTGAACAGAAGGAGAATGGGGAAAACTTTCCCCATCGTCATCCCATTCCTGTAAGGTTGTGCTAAGTGCGGTCTTGAGGGCGGTTTGCATGTCAGGCATTTGAGGTTCCTCCTGTTAGTAGCATGACGATAACGATGAAAGCGATAAGTCCGAGGGACTGTATTGTGGTGAGTAGTAGATCATCCATCCCCTGCTTGTCGCCAAGCAATATGCCCTGTATCCAGTCGGATTCAGGCGTAGATTCAGGGGGTGGGGGTGCGTAAGTCAAGCCTATCTTGACCTTACCTGTATCGTAGGGTGGGCTGTTCATTATTTTCTCCTTGAGTTGATATTATTTGTCCAAGAGTAGACAGAAGTCAATAGGGTCTCCAGTATAAAAGATCCAGTATTAGTACAATCACGGATAACAAAAGTACTACTCTTTCTAGTTTTTCCCATGGTGTCATCATTCTGATTCTCCTTCTATTAACTCAATAGCGTGAGTCTCGCCTTCCCCAACGTGGGCTTTCTTAATATCAAACTCATCGAACGCCTTGTTTGCAGCATCGGTACTGTTGTCGGCTTCGACCTCTACTGTCTGCCAGTAGGACATAACTACTTGTACGCGGTATTTCATTTACTTCTCCTTGGTTTAAAAATGTGGGGGCAAGCCCCCACTACGAATCAAGTCAACAGTGCAGGCAAGGTTGGCTTGAATGTCACAGGTGTGCGCACATCCCATTGCAGGTAGTAGCACATCACCTCGGCAACGATGCCGACTGTGCCATACGACTTGGTCACTGAACTGATAAGACCAGACGCATCACCCTCCATCAACATATCGTAGATACCCTGCTCGGCAAAACACAAGTCGTCACGATGTGTGTAGCTAAGAGGCGAAGGCGTGTAGCAGTGCAGTAGCGTAGTGATTGTGTACGCAGGCATCTGGTCAAGCCATACTTCAACAGTCTCTACGTCAGCCTCAGTCAGCGCAACGGCAATGTCGTCAGGGGTAGGCTGCACGAAGCCATCCTCGTCATCTGGAAAGTCATACGCTGTCTCGTCGTAGTTGGCGCTGTGTGCGCTGACCAAGCGAGGCTTGATACCGAAGCTTGCGTTGTAGTCATACATCTCGTCGTACTCGTCGTCCATGTAGCTACCATAGCTACTGGCATACTTGTACGACTTGAGTGTCGCACTCTTGTAGCTAGGGATCAGGCGTGATGGAGTCCAAGCATAGGTATTGCTGAACCACATATCATCATGCTCGATACCCTGATCGAAGTTGACGTGTTGCATACGACCCTCGCCATTCATGAACACGAAGCGATTGTTGCCGATGAACTCCTCCAGCATAGCAACGAAGCCTGCGTCATACACAAGGTCTGGTGAAGCAGACACAGCGCTGTGCAAGTAGTCATTGATGAAGTGCCATGTATCTGACTTGTCTTTGTCAGCAGCATTGCCTGTATGCAGGATGCCGTTGTGCATCATGGCGATGAAGCCAGGAATCACATCATACGGATGGCAGTTAACCATGTCAGTCTTGCCGTGTGTAGTCCAGCGGAAGTGGATGGCAATCTCACGATCGTCTTGCGGCAGACGCTGAATGAATGCAGTAGCATCGCCAAGATTCTTGGGCAGGTTCTTAGTGACCTTGAGTCCCTTGGCTGAACCATACATGAACCCAATGCCGTCAGGGTTGGCTGTGAAGATGTCGCTCAGTAGCCCGTGTGTGTTGAGCAGGGTTGAACGAACTGTGGAAGACTTGCCAGTAATAATTAGACACATAATAAAACTCCTTGATGTAAAAGAATGGGGAAAGTTTTCCCCGTTGGTTGTTGTTGAATTAAACAGGTTGCTCTTCAGACACTGTGTACGAGCACTGCGCCATCGTGGCGGCGAAGGACTCATTCATAAGAACCCACAGTTCACCGACACGCATATAGACAACATCATCCTCACTGATGCGATCTAAGTCACCGCCCCCGTAGGGGAAGTACGCATACTCAGAGCCTGCGTAGGTAGCGAAGCGGAAGTACAGATCGTTACGCCGTACCCACGATCTCAAGGTCTCAGCCTCGTTGTCGTAGGGTATGTGCACTGGGTACTCGCGGTCATGCCTGTCTTCCGTATGGTGGGGTTGCCAAGGCGCAGGGGGCACAGCGTCAGTGCAAGTGTCCATAGCTGGCGCTATGACTGTCGGTGTGGATGTGTGTACATTGCGCACGCCATACCACTTAGTCAGCGCAGGGTACTGACCCGCCACAGTCTTGAGCCACTTGACGAAAGATGTGCCGTTGAGATCACGCCACGATGCGACACGGCAGAACATGACAGCGGCATGGGTGAACTCGATCTGTGCAAGCAGACGTTCCTTCTTGAGCGAAGCACGGAAGATGCGAAGCTCGACAGTGTTGTACTTGCCGTTGTAGCTGTTGTCCATGCTAAGACCCAGACGCCTAGCCTCACGACTGCCGAGGTTGCACATATTGACCATGCGATAGCGCTCACCAGACTTACCCTTGACCGCAGTCTTGGGGTTGGCAAGTATGGACTGATGCTCAGCGGCGCAGTAGCTACGGGCTTGGTCATCGACAGATGGATGGCGACCTGCAATCTTGCGAATGAAGTCGACGTTGCCACTGCTGTTGATGAACATGAGGAACTTGCCAACAGTCAACTGCGTGAAGGCACGAGAGTCAATGTGTACGTGCATACCGCACTTGCCTGTGTTCCATGCACGATAGGCTGGGTCAATCTCCCACGCTTTGAACACCTCGATGTGCTTGGCTAGACCTTGCGGTGTAGTCACAACCTCGAAGCCATTGTATGGAAGCGAGCCGTCACTCTTGATGATGCAGTATGTGGAACCCAAACGGCTACGCACAGACTCAGCAGACGATTGAGAGTCGTTGTCGCCAGACGTCATCTCAAGCTCGATGCCCATCGTGAACTCACCGAAGTGCGAAGACGTGATGCCCGATGGATAGTCAAGCACATGAAGCACGTTGGTAGAGTACGACATGATGGGTGTGTCATCGGGGTCTTCATCGTCATCATCGTCATCATCGTTGCGCTCATACGAGTAGTAGCAGTCATCGCCATCGCAGTAGTACGCATCGTCACGAGGCCAGTACTCATCCAGATCCTCGACATACACAGCGTCATCGTCGTAGCACGAGTCGCACCATGTATCGTTACGCACCTCGTGTGTGTTGCCCTCGTCCTCGTAGTGACCGCAGTCGCAGTGCACAATGCCCATGTCACCCATGCCCTCGATAGCATTGAACGCATTCTCGATATGGTCAGAGGCATCGCTGTAACGACCAGACAATTCAAAGAACGCAGTGCGAAGCTCATCGTTGGTGATGGACTCATCGCCTGCCTTGGCACGAGCAACAAGCCGTCCGAAGTCTAAGTAGTGCTTGCGAGCAATCTTGAAGTAGTCACGGCTGTGATCGTAGTACCAGAAGTCCTTGAACTTAGCGCTTGGGATAGGCGGTGACTGGTTTACACTGGGGTCGTGCTTCTTGGCATACGACTCAACGACTGCATCGACACGAGTAGACAACAGGTTACGATCAAACCGCGGCATATCTGCAATGCTTGCGGGTGTCAACAACCTGCGCATCATCTGATGCATATCGTAGCGATCACGGCTCTCGACAACAGCTAATCTGTACGTGATGTGCGATGGCGCAAAAGCACCCTCACCCTTGACACGATAGCGTGAGGTACGAGTCCACACGCACAGGTTGCCTGTCGTAATCAGATCGAGAGGTGCAAGACCCGCATCCATGTGCAGCACATCTGAGCAGACGAGACGCCTACGAGATGCGTTGTACACCATGTACCGCTTGTTGAGGGATACGATGTAGATCGTCTGCTCAAGTGAGTCAATGAAATCTTCCATCACGAATCTAGTTATTTGAAACATACGTTTCTCCTTGATGTATAAAAAGAATGGGGAAAGCTTTCCCCGAACTAACAAACTAACAGCGCCTGTTGCTCAGGCTAGGGCTACCTCCATGTCATCTATTACATCGAACGAATACACCTCGAAGGTGCGATGCTCACCTACGATTGGGTCACCCGCATTGAACACGTAGAACGTGTCGTGGTACTTCTTCAGCACATCGTCACGCATCGAGTCGGATAACTCAACTGGCATGACAAGGGCGTTAGCCGTGAACGGGTTATTGAACGGGGCTGTGTATCTCCCGTGTATACGGATACGTATTACTCTCATTACAAACTCCTGTTGTTGATTGCATCCAGCGCCTCGTCAGCACACGCACGCCATGCGGCTTCGCTTATGAAGCCCTCATTCGCCCAAGCAGGGGACACTTTGGTCTGCTCTGCGTACTTGGCGATAGCCTCGATGATGAATGCCTGCATGAGCACGCCTTTTTGTGAGTGCGTCATGAGTCCGTTGATAAGTTGCACGTTTGTCTTGTGTTTGACTTTGGTCATTTGCTTTCTCCTTGGTTAAATGGTTTCTTCTGCATTGCCTCTAACAACTCATCTATGAACGACATATCGTGTAGGTCTGCGTTCATTTCGTCGTAAATACCATCGAAGTACGTTTCCTCTGGCGATTCCCAGTATTCTTTTCCTGCGAGGATCCACGTCATGTGTTCCCAAACCCAGCCCCAATCTCTGTCGATGGTCAATTTGAATCTGAGCGTGAACCGCCCAACAGGGATGTCCACATATGGCGAACTTTCTATCCACTCTTTTGCTGCGTTTTCATAAGTCATAGCCTTCTCCTTGTAGGCAGTTTGAGGATGGTCATCGGCATTGCCCAAGCGCCGAGACCGAGGGGTAAAAAGGGAATGGGGAAAGTTTTCCCCGTTGTGAGAGCAGACATTGGTCGTGCTCACTCTCCCAAATCTAAGGTGTTCCATGTTGCGGGTACTACATCATGTGGTTGCATAGCGTCAATAATCTTGATGGCTTTGCGTATACGCCCCAGCTTATCTGTGCGCTCATCGGTTGGTGCGACCGCCTGTCTGCGTTCGAGCGTGTCTAGTTCTTTGTTTGTAGACTTCAATAATCTTAGCTTTGCCTTGGCGTGCTGATCGAGCAGCATCGTGCGTTGGAAGGGTAGTTTGCGCTTAGCCTTCGCCTTATGCGGTAGGGCGTAGAACGCCTCGGCTATGGGCGTCTTGATTCGGTGCGGTATCCAGTCAGTCCAATGCTCACCATCGTTAGGTAAGTTCTTGTCCTTGCCCAGTTGCATGGGCGTTTGCTCCAATAATCTTGATGGGTGTGCAAAGCGGTTTAATAGCTTCTCCATCACAGCGATGTACGCATCGAACACCTCAACACGATCTTCATCATCGAGATCGTAGGCACGCCCAACCTTGGCACTGTTGAGTTCGTAGCGTAGCGGTTTGAGTACGTTGTCCCATGCAAGCTTGCGCTGATGGCGTGTGATCTTGTCGACACGCATCTTTTCCTTCATCTGAGCGACTGTGTCTTTGATCTGCGTGATCTCGGATGGGTGTCGGTTGCGCTTCAATAATCTTTGATGAAGCTCGTTTGGCGTGAGGTTGAGGTATGTTTCGTACATGATTATTGATCCTTTCAAAGTACAAGTGGACATTTTACCCCGAATCTGTCCTGTGTATATAGTAGCGGACAATTCGGTAGACACCCGCTAGACCGCATGAATACTGGCTTGCTTGATAAATGTGGCAAGCTATCTACCTTTTTTGGGGAGAGCACTTGGGCTTGTCTTTTAAAAGAAGTCCAAGCAAAAGAAAAAGAGCTACCCCCCATAAATATACTTCTATATATATATATATATATTAAAAAGATAGATAAGATGACACTTTTTTGAGCCACGCTAGCATTCATGCGGCTTGCGAGGTGTCTACCTGATCGTCCAGTACGCAATACACATGGATATCGTGAAAAAACAAGATTATTGACGTCAATAATCATAGTGATGGGGAAACCTTTCCCCATTCAAGAGAACAGGGGCAGTTGTGTGGGTTGTTTGCCTATCCATTCGAGTGCTGCTTCATCGGTGCTGAACACACGCCCACGTTCCGCTAGGTTCGTGCTGAAGACGTAGACAACGTAGTTGCTACCGCCATTGGGGTAGTGGTATTGCAAGTGATACTCACGAGCGCCGATTTGCACGATGCCTACTTCTTTGGTGCGGTATTGGTTGAATAGTTGGTACATGGTGATCTCCTTGATCGTATTGGGCAGGATAGCCCCACAAGCACAGCACGCTATGCTTGTAGAAATCCCTGCGGATTAGCAGTTCTTGTATTCTTGAACTAGCTCTGAGCCAAGCCACGCTTCTACATGGAGGAAGGTTACAGTCAAGGCGTGGAACAAAACACGAGCATCGCTTTGTGATTCGGTTTTGTATTCGTGGGTGATGCCGTTGTTGCGAACGATAATTGTGAACATGATTATTGACTCCCGAGTTTGGATTGGACAAGAAATGAAACAGCGGGCAAGCCTCATGCTTGCACCGCCATGGAAGAACGGGGAAACTTTTCCCCATTGTGATTATTGAGCAAACGCTTCAGCCACAGCTTTGTTAGCAAGACTGCGAGATTGCTCATACTTCTTGGATAGCTTAGCTAGCTTCTCGGCGGCGGCAATTAACTCGGCAGGTATCTCGATGGCTTCCTTCTTGCCACTTGATCCGCTTGATATCGCCTTGACGATATCGTACAGATCACGCTTAGCGTTCTCATAGTTCTTGTGGCTACTATCCAAGACCTGTGTGCCCTTGGCTTTGCCCTCGCCATCCTTGAGCAACGAGCCGCCATCCTTCTTCCAGAACTCTGCCACGAACGGCAACAGCAACACACGCAATGTGTCCTTGGCTTTGCGCTTGAGGCTCGGGTCACGCTTGAGCGCATCGATGGCTTCGGCTTTGGTTACACCTGCTTTGCAGAACAGAGCTACATTTGTTTTAACTGACATGACTATCTCCTAAGTGGATTGAATGGGGAAACCTTTCCCCGTTGTTGCTCAGCACTATTGCTAATCAACACTTTCAGTATCCATATGGGGGGTTTGGCAAAGGTCATTTTGGCTATCCCTAAACCCCACCCATCCCCCACCCCCAGCTGTATAGTCGGAGTCCCACCGCGCGCATGAACACTGTTCCACACCCGCAAATCACATTTTTCAAAAAACAAGACCCAAACACCCCACCCCCCAAAAATTATAAAAAATTTCCAAGGTACCATGTCAAACGTTGGACAATACCATATAAAAAAAGCCCCGGGTGCTTATGTCCGGGGCTGAAGATGGCAACTGAAACCATCAAGGAGAAGCAATGACTTGCGCCATCACCGGAAATAAGTGTACACTAACTGCAACGAGGCAACAAGTGCGACGCCAGCACTAACCCTACGCAATGCTTGAACATCTGATTAACGGCGAGTTTCATCCAGAGGTGGTAGACGCCACTGCTGCAGTGCTGTCTTTTGAAAAGGCAGATCCAACCACGACCATCGACGCCAAAGTCAAGACCGCTGAATGGTTGAAGAACCTAGAGTTGGAAGATGAAGAGATTGAGTCTAAGGCAGAGCAAGAATCAGCCCGTAAATCTTTTGCTTCTCTCGTGACAGGCCAGCCTGTTGGGAATACACAACAAGCACTAGCTAATTTAAAGACGCCTGCTGCAGTGCAGCATTTAGTTGGGATGCTGACTGCCTACGATTGGGCTTTTGTTGAGCAGGCCAAGGAACTCAGGGGTTACGCAGTCGCTCAGATCCTAAAAGAAGTTGAACACCCAGACGCACGCGTCAGGCTTAAAGCGCTAGACATGCTAGGCAAAGTCACAGAAGTGGCACTGTTTACCGAACGGGTTGAGGTCAAGAAGACCCAGATGTCTGACACAGAGCTAGAGATGCGTATTAAAGAAAAGCTCAACAGGTTCATGGGTGTGATCGACGTAGTTGATGTAACAGAAGATAAAGATGAAGCCTGAGAACTTCACCACCTTAAGTAAGCTTGAGCTAGAAGCCATGGCCAAAGCTTTGCCTTACATGAACGTACAGGAAAAGATGGAGTTGTTTGACGACTTGGAGCTTCGTGAGTCCCGCGCCAAACTACAGGCGGCCAAAACAAACATGCTTGGGTTCGCTACGGCCGTGTACCCCGGCTTTAAGATTGGCCCCCATCACAAGAAGCTAGCTAAAATCTTTACGGACGTGGTCGAGGGACGCAAGAAGCGCGTGATTATCAACATTGCGCCTCGTATGGGTAAGTCTGAGTTCTCATCTTACTTGTTTCCTGCGTACTTTCTAGGTAAATATCCTGAGAAGAAGATCATCATGGGCACGCACACTGCGGGTCTGTCTGAAGACTTTGGTAGGCGCATACGTAACTTGATTGATTCGGAGGAGTACCGTGATGTCTTTCCTCAAACTCTTGTTGCAGACGACCAAAAGGCTGCTGGCAAATGGTCTACTAGCGCTGGGGGTCAGTACTATGCTGCTGGTGTCGGTGGAGCACTGGCTGGTCGTGGCGCCGATTTATTTGTTATTGACGACCCTCATTCTGAGCAAGACGTAAAGTCCAACAGTAGACTTGCGTTTGATACGGCATGGTCTTGGTTCCAGACAGGCCCCTTGCAACGTCTGATGCCGGGCGGGGGGATTATCATTGTGATGACCCGTTGGTCGCTCCTAGACCTGACTGGGCGCCTGATTGACTACCAGACCAAGAACCCAGAGGCTATTCCATGGGAGATCGTGGAGTTACCGGCCATTCTGAACGAGAACGAAGACGACGAGAAGTCTCTTTGGCCAGAGCAGTGGTCGCTTGAAGCGTTGAAATCAACAAAAGCGTCGATTGACCCACGGTATTGGAACGCGCAGTACATGCAGCAACCAACTTCTGAGAACTCTGCCATCGTCAGCCGTAAGATGTGGCGTATTTGGGAGCACGATGACCCGCCGAAGTGCGAATATATCATTCAGTCTTGGGATACGGCCTTTGAAACCAAGAACAACTCGGACTATTCAGCCTGCACAACGTGGGGAATCTTCTACAACGAGGAAGAAAATGACACGCCTCAAGTTATCTTGCTCGACGCTCTTAAAGACCGGATGGCTTTTCCAGAACTCAAGGTCGTTGCGCTCAAACAGTATAAAGAATGGGAGCCTGACGCGTTCATTGTGGAGAAAAAGGCGGCTGGCGCACCACTGATCCAAGAACTCAGGGCGTTAGGGATCCCAGTCCAAGAGTTCAGTCCGTCAAGGGGCAACGACAAGATGGTGCGGGTGAACGCAGTTGCGGATTTATTCAGCAGTGGTAAAGTCTGGGCACCCGACACACGCTGGGCACGGGAAGTGATTGAAGAGATGGCCGCGTTCCCTGTTGGGGAGCACGACGACTACGTGGATACAACAACACAGGCGCTGCTACGCTTTAGGCAAGGCGGCTTTATCAGTTTGGACACGGATGAGAAAGATGAGCTTGAGCTTTTTCGCCGCAGAAGATACGAATACTATTGATGACAACACAAAAGTTCATGGGTAAGAACCAACTGATCGACCGATTGGCCGCGCAGATGGGTTCGCGTGAAGGAGCTTTGGATGTGCTGCGCCAGCGTGGGCATGTAGACGCGCAGGGAAATTTGACAGACGCCGGTAAAAAGCGCGATGCTATGACGGCTGAAGAACGCGCTCTTGACAGAGCAAGCCAACGCACAGGTAAGAAACCGTCGGCCTTTAAATACGACCCCAGCACAAACCGTGCAACTTTGAGAAAGAAATTCTGACATGGCTACCAACATCGACAAAGCGCTGTACCAACAACCTATGGGCATTGACGCGCTGGGCGAGCAAGAATCCCCCCTTGAGATCGAGATCGTTGATCCCGAAGAAGTCACCATCGGCATGGACGGGATGGAGATTACCCTCAAGCCCGGAGAGGGTGACGATGAAGAAGGCTTTGACGATAACTTGGCCGAGTACATAAGTAGCGGTGCCTTGCAGTCGCTGGCCAGTGAGTTGGTGTCTGACATTGACAATGACAAGAATGGCCGCAAGGATTGGGAGAAGACGTACGTTGATGGTTTGAAGCTTTTGGGCTTGCAGATTGAAGAACGCACAGAACCTTGGAACGGCGCATGCGGTGTGTTCCACCCCATGATTACCGAAGCCGTTGTGCGCTTCCAAGCTGAGACGATTACTGAGACGTTCCCTGCTTCCGGCCCTGTGCGTTCTAAGATTCTGGGTAAAGACACGCCAGAGATGAAAGAGATCGCGGCCAACATTGAAGAGGACATGAACCACGAGTTGACGGAAGTCATGACAGAATACCGCGCTGAACACGAGCGCATGCTCTGGTCACTGCCGGCCACAGGCTCAGCTTTCAAGAAGGTGTACTACGATCCCAATTTGGGACGTCAAGTGTCGATGTTTATTCCTGCGGAAGATATGTATCTGCCGTATGGCACAACAGATTTGGATACTTGCTACCGCATCACGCACGTCATGCGCAAGACCAAGAACGAGATTCTCAAGCTTCAGCAAGCGGGCTTTTACATTGACATTGAGCTGACTGACGCCCCCAAAGAGTTGACAGACATTCAGAAAGCCAAGGACAAAGAGACTGGCTTTAGCGATTTGAATGACGACCGCTACACCCTGTATGAGTGCCACGTGGACTTGAACCTTGAAGGCTACGAAGACATGGTTGATGACGAAGAGACCGGCATCATGCTGCCGTACGTTGTCACGTTGATTAAAGGTACAAACGACATCTTGTCAATCCGCCGCAACTGGAAGGAAGAAGATGACCTCCGACTCAAGCGCCAGCACTTTGTTCACTACCAATATATTCCGGGTTTTGGAGCTTACGGCTTCGGGCTTTTCCACCTTATCGGAGGCTTTGCTAAATCCGCTACATCCCTCATGCGACAACTTGTCGATGCAGGAACACTCAGCAACTTGCCCGGTGGACTTAAGACACGGGGCCTGCGAATCAAAGGAGACGACACCCCAATCGCACCCGGAGAGTTCCGTGACGTAGACGTAGGTTCGGGCACGATCCGCGACAACATCCTGCCCCTGCCGTACAAGGAGCCAAGCCAGACGCTGTTTAACTTGATGCAGACCATCGTGGATGAAGGCAGGCGTTTTGCCGCAACTGCTGACATGAAGGTGTCTGACATGTCTGCGCAGGCTCCCGTTGGTACAACGCTGGCGTTGCTGGAGCGTCAGTTAAAGGTAATGACTGCGGTGCAGGCTCGTGTGCACTTTGCGCTGAAGCAAGAGTTAAAACTTTTGAAGAACATCATCCGCGACTACACCGACCCAGATTACACATACACACCTGAATACGGCTCACGTAAAGCTAAGAAGTCTGACTATGATTTGGTAGACATCATCCCCGTGTCTGACCCCAATGCGGCCACCATGAGCCAGCGCGTGATCCAGTATCAAGCTGTGATCCAGATGGCGCAGATGGCTCCAGACATTTACAACTTGCCAGAGTTACACCGCGGTATGTTGAACGTCTTGGGTATCAAGAACGCTGAAAAACTTGTGCCAATTGAGGACGATCAGAAGCCAATCGATCCCGTGCAGGAAAACCAAAATGCACTTAAAGGTACACCGCTCAAAGCGTTCTTGCACCAAGATCACGCCGCGCACATCCAAGTACACATGATGTTGCTCCAAGACCCGATGATTCAGCAATTCATTGGTCAAAACCCACAAGCCGCTAAGATCATGGGGGCGATCACGGCTCACATTTCAGAGCACGTTGGCTACAAAATGCGCCAGCAGATTGAGCAGCAGTTGGGTATGCCCCTGCCTCCCGAAGACGAGAAATTGCCACCGCAGATCGAGATTGCGTTGTCCGGCATGATGGCTCAAGCGGCTCAGCAGGTTCTTATGCAGAACCAAGCACAGGCGGCTCAGATGCAAGCACAGCAGCAAGCACAAGACCCCGTCATGCAGATGCAGATGCAGGAACTCCAGCTTAAAGGCCAAGAGCTAGAACTGAAGAAACAGAAGATCATGATGGATGCCGCGGCTCAAGCAGACGCACAGCAGTTAAGAGAACAGGAAGTCAGCGGTCGCTTGGAACTCGACGCCCTCAAAGTGGGTGCACAAATCAAAGAGTCCCAAGCTAAGACCCAGTTCGAACAAGAACGTGCCGGCGTCCAGATGGGCTCCGACATCGCAAAGAGTAAAGCCCAGATGGATTTACAAGCGCGTACTGCTGCGCTCCAAAATAGCAGGAACCAAGGTTCTGGAAAATGATTCAAGACTTCGTACGCGTTTTACGTGAAAAAATACGCACTGACATGAACAACTATGCCGATGACTTGGCGGGTGGTTCATGCCGTACTTTTGAAGAGTACCAAAAACTCTGCGGGATTATTCAGGGTCTAGCCCTTGCAGAGCGTTATCTACTTGACCTTGCACAGAAAGTTGAAGAATCTAATGAGTGATCTTGATCTCTCCCCCGGTGCTTTTGCACTGCCTGAACCCATCCAACCTTTGGATGCCCCTGAAGCCGAAGCTAACGACGAGTTAAAGGCCACGCAACTTCCCCTGCCTACAGGTTGGAAGATTCTTTGCGCGGTACCCGACATCTCTGAACGAGTGGATGGTACAAGTCTGGACTTAGTCCGGCCTATTGAGAGCATGCGCCAAGAAGAAACAGCAACCACTGTGTTGTTTGTTCTGAAAGTTGGCCCCGATGCGTACAACGACACCACCAAGTTTCCTAACGGAGCATGGTGTAAAGAAGGTGACTTTGTGTTAGTACGTACTTACTCCGGCACAAGATTCAAAATCTTTGGCAAAGAGTTCCGTCTCATCAACGACGACCAAGTTGATGCTGTTGTGCAAGACCCTCGCGGCCTGACCCGCGCTTGAAAGGAAGAATATGGCTGAATCGTACAAGTTCCCCGACGAAGTCGAGGACAAAATGACAGATAAAGTTGAGTTTGAAATAGAAGGCGAAGGCGAAATAGAGATTGAAATCGAAGACGACACACCCGAGCGTGACAGAGGCCGCAAACCCCTAGACCGCGAAGTGCTTGATCCGACCGAGGAAGAAATCGAGTCCTATTCTGACAAAGTCAAAGGGCGCATTAAAGAGTTGACCCACGCCCGTCACGACGAGCGCCGTGTCAAAGAAGCCACAATGCGTGAGAAGCAAGAGCTTGAGCGTCTTGCACAGCAGTTAATTGAGGAAAACAAACGCCTCAAGCAAAACGTCTACACAGGACAAGAAGCCATCATTGAAGGTGCTAAGGGCAAAGCTGAATCTGAGCTAAAGGATGCCCGCGCTAAACTGAAAGTTGCACAAGAATCGTTTGACACGGATGCCATCATTGCCGCTCAAGAAGAAGTAATGGATGCAAAAATTCGTGCAGAACAAGTAAAAAATTATCGACCTGCCCCTTTACAGGAAGATAATTTTGAGGTACAAACACAACAAGCCCAACCCTCCAAGGTTGAGCCCGACGAAAAAACTCTGCGCTGGCAGGCAAAAAACCAGTGGTTCGGGCAACAAGGGTTTGAAGAATACACCAGCTACGCACTAGGGCTGCACCAAAAACTAGTCACAAACGGAGTGGATCCCCGCTCTGCTGAATATTTCGACCAAATTGATGGTCGCATGAAGTCAACTTTTCCGGATTTATTCGGTCAAGCAAATGACAAGCCAAGGTCTGGTGAGGTTCAAAAACGACCTACGACAGTGGTTGCCTCTGTATCTCGTTCTACGAGCGCAGGAAAAATTAAGCTAACTCAAACGCAAGTAGCGTTGGCGAAAAAATTTGGTTTAACCCCGCAGCAATATGCTGCTCAAGTAGCAAAGTTGGAGAATTAAAATGGCTGAAACTATTGACCGCTCAAATCGTGACACTAAGTCACGCGATAAATCTGCTCGTACGGTATATGTACCGCCGAGCAACCTGCCCGATCCGACACCTGATCCAGATTACATGTTTCGCTGGGTAGCGACACATGTGCTAGGTCAGCCATTAGCCAACAACGTGTCTTTACAGATGCGCGATGGTTATGAGCCGGTGAAAGCAGTGGATCATCCAGAATTGGCTTTGTTTGGCAACAACGCAAACGGCAACGTGGAAATTGGTGGGCTGATGCTTTGCAAGGCTCCCAAAGAACGCGTCCAAGCCCGCGCTGAGTACTATGCCAACCAATCCCAAAACCAGATGGATTCAGTTGACAATCATTTCATGCGAAATAACGACCCTCGGATGCCCTTGTTTGCTGACCGCAAGTCAACATCAAGTCGCGGAACAGGTTTTGGTTCTGGTACTAAATAAGGAGTCTATAGATGGCATATCCTACCATTGACAAGACGTATGGTTTCAAGCCGGTCAATCGACTGGACGGTTTACCCTACGCCGGAGCGATCCGTCAAATCCCAATCGCGCCTGCTTATGCAACAGCAATCCTGAACGGTGATACCGTCCAAGTGAACACTAGTGGCTACATTGTTGCCGCTAATACCACTGACTCAGGTAATATTGTTGGTGTGTTAGTTGGATGTTCTTACATCAACTCGTTGAGTCAACCTACGTATTCACAAGCGTACCCAGCCGCAGTTTCAACTTCAACAGCTATGGCTATGGCCTTTGTTGTGGATGATCCTAGTGCTGTGTTCCGTGTCTGCGCTACAGTCGCTGCTTCCACCACTCCTACAGCTTATAGCCGTGCGATTGTTGGTTCTAACGTGGCTTTGGTTGCTAACGTGGGTTCCACCACCACAGGTGACTCGTATTATGGTATTGACGGTTCTTCCGCCAACACTACTCTTACGCTTCCCGTACGTGTTGTTGACGTTGTGCCTGATACTGCGACTGGCGTTGCCACCGTAGCTGCCACGACATATTACGAGTTCCTCGTTAAATTCAACACGGCTCAGTACAACAGTACTACCGGCATTTAAGGAGTAACTTACCATGGCTATTTCACGCGCACAACTACTTAAAGAACTGCTCCCCGGTTTGAACGCTTTGTTCGGCCTGCAGTACGCTACTTACGGCGAAGAGCACAAAGAAATCTACGAAACAGAGAAATCTGAGCGTAGCTTTGAAGAAGAGACCAAACTGTCTGGCTTCTCTGCTGCTCCAGTCAAGAACGAGGGTTCAGCCATTGCTTATGACAATGCGCAAGAAGCGTTCACGGCTCGCTACAACCACGAAACCATCGCCTTGGGTTTCTCAATCACTGAAGAAGCGGTTGAAGATAACTTGTACGACAGCTTGTCTGCTCGCTACACCAAGGGCTTGGCTCGTGCTATGGCTTACACCAAGCAAGTTAAGGCTGCATCCGTTTTGAACAACGGTTTTAGCTCTAGCTATACTGGTGGTGATGGTGTTGCTCTGTTCTCTACAGCGCACCCCCTCGTGTCTGGTGGCACTAACAGCAACCGTCCTTCAACCAATGCTGACTTGAATGAAACATCGTTGGAAAACGCTGTGATTCAGATCGCTGCTTGGACTGATGAGCGCGGCTTGTTGATCGCTGCTAAGCCTAAGAAATTGATTGTGCCTGCGGCACTTCAGTTCGTTGCTACTCGTTTGCTCGAAACCAGCCTCCGCGTTGGTACAACAGACAACGACATCAACGCATTGAAGAACAACGGCTCAATCCCTGATGGCTACACAATCAACCACTACCTGACCGACACAAACGGCTGGTTCTTGACAACTGACGTACCTAACGGCTTGAAGCACTTCGAGCGTATGGCATTGTCCACATCTATGGATGGTGACTTTGACACAGGTAACGTTCGTTACAAGGCCCGTGAGCGTTATAGCTTCGGCTGGTCTGATCCATTGGGCGTCTTCGGTTCACCCGGTTCAACCTAATAAAACAGCCCCACAAGGGTAAGTTTGAGGCCACCTGCGGGTGGCCTTTTTGTTGTCACAAAGTTAAACTACGATCAATTTGCAGCCGCTGTGGTTGCATAAACATAGGGGCACATCATGAAATTTGAAATGGAATTTGGGTACTTTGGTAATAACAAACTTTCTATTGAAACAACTGATTTTGATATGATTCAGATTTTTCAAGAGTTTGTTCAGTTTCAAGAAAACTACGGCTGGGCGGTTGAGTACATTGCCGTGCCTGATGATGAAGATGAGTTTGAAGACGAAGACGACACAGAAGAAGAGTTGGACGGCGCTGTGGCTGAAGCCGCCGCAGAAGCTGCTAACAAAGAGTGATACTAGGGGGCTTCGGCCCCCTTCTTCTTTTTGGTTTTTTTAACAAGACGTTCGTCGTGATGGTGTATGCGGTGGCAGTTGGCGCAGAGCACAATACATTTTTTGACTTCTTCCATAGCCCGTTTGAACGCACGGTTTTTTATCAGCTTATTGACTGATTCTTCTTTGGTGTTGCTGTCTATGTGATGGAAGTCAAAGGTAGCTGGATGGTTTTGCCCGCATTTTACGCACGCTAATGTAGCTTTAAAGCTACGCCATTGATCTTTATACGCCTTGGCAGAGGCTTTACTTGCGGCGATTACAGTGGCTTTATTGTTGGCGTAGTACGTACTTGCGTACGTTTTTTGTTTAGTTTGCTTAACAATTTTATCTTTATACGGCATGCTTGATCCGATACCGCCAGTACAACGCCGTTTTTAAACCCCAAGGTTGAGATGGCTCAAACATTTTAAAACCTGTAGCTATTAAGCTATTGGCAGACGCAGGATTTTCGTTGGTGTCCGTAATGACCCAGTTCATGCTTAGTTTTTTGGCCACTTTAATACGCTGTCGGATAAGCCGCTTCTGGAGTCCCTGTCCTTGATGAGCGCGTGTAATGCCTGCGCGACATAGGTACATAGTGTCAGACCAACGAGTAGAGGGGACAACACCACCAAAGCCAACGGCTTCACCATCTTGCGAGTAAACAACATGCCAGTATCCTTGTGTAATTGGGTAAATTTTATCGTGGGGGAGACACGCTTTTTGAAGCAACGTCAACAACTGCACCACCTCTGGCTGACGAGTATCAACAGGGACAATGCGGTATTTCATGCCCCAATAATGCCTACGGATTGTGACAACAAAAATAACTGTTGCGCACTTAAAAATACCGTGATATAAACACAGTAATCCGGGCTTTCCGGTGTATCAAACTGTCCCGGCAGACATCATGCAAGACTGATACACCTTTAACTGCATGAAGGAAATATCATGGGATTTGCTACTCACCTTGGCCCTTGGTTGCTTGGTACTGTTAGAGACACAACCGGCACTACTGTTGGCACTATTGAAAACTGCGGTGCAACCGTTGTTTCTCAAACATTCAAAAAAGACTACACAGGTCAAGCTGCTTCCGCAGTTGCTAGCACCATCTGCGTGTTACCTGCCGGTTCACAAATTCAACTTATTCACATTGACACCATCACTGCGTTTACAGGCTCAACTGCCGCAAACGTGACCATTGGTGATGGCTCTACAGCCGCTTTGTATTGGGCTTCTACAGACATTACGGCACAAGGTCGCGCTGCTATCAGCAACGCTGCTACAAAGTTGGGTGCATGGGCTGGCGCGGCTACTACTGCTTCTCCTAATGGTGCTGGTATTGGCGCAACTGACGTAAAAATTGTTGCCACACTGACTCCAACTGTTGCCGCAGTGACTGCTGGTACTGTTCAGTACACAATCATCTACACTGTAGCCAACTCAAACGGCAATCAATTCCCAGCTTCTGCTTAATTGATCTAGGGGGCTTCGGCCCCCGTTTACAAGGAGATTAATTATGAATCAGACCAATGTACAACAAGCACATTTAAACGGTAGTGGATTTTTGGTTCTTGGAAGAAATCGCATTAAAGGCATTTCTTTTACAGGCACATCAACTGCTGGTTTTGTGGCTTTGTTTGATACAACTACGGCTCCAGTTACTACTGCTACTTATGGTCGTTCTGGCACAACCGTAACAATTACGCAGACTGCTCACGGCTTTACAACGGGTCAAACTATAGGTATTGACTTTGCGGCGGGTACAGGCGGCACTGCTACTAATGGAAACTACGTAGTAACCGTTACAAACTCAAGTACATTTACAGTTACTGATATTAATTCAGGAACTATTTCAGCTTCACCAACCCTTGTTTATTCAAGTAAATGGCTGTTAAGTTATGACGTATCTGCGTCTGATACTTTTAACAATTCACCTTTTATTTCAGATGATGGTGTGTTAGCAGTAAATGGCATTTATGCTTATTTGTCCAACGTAGCGGCTTGTAATATTTATTATGGCTGAAACAAAACAGGCAACATTGACGGGACGCAAGCTGTTCATAGGCATTCCAGCTTATGACGGCAAGCTGAACATCAAGACCGCATTTGCATTGGCGCAGTTAATGCCCAAAGCGATGAGTCTTGGTGTGTCTGTCACGTTGTCTGATTTATCTAACTGCTCTATCATTACGATGGCGCGTAATGCTTTAGTTCACGAATTCTTAAAGACAGATTGCACAGAGCTTCTGTTTATTGATGCTGATGTGGTTGTTGCTCCTGATGACATCATGCGTTTGGTAGCTCAAAGCGGTGGTAGAGACATTACTACGGGCGCATATCCACGCAGAGCCAAAGATGCCAAGTTCTTTGCAGATGTGTACTACGATGACAATGGTGACCTTGAGTTTGAAGGCTCACTGATGCGGGTTAAACGTGCTCCTACAGGGTTTATGCTGATCCAGCGCCATGTCATTGAGAAATTGGTAGAAGCACATCCAGAGTGGATGTATGAAAAAAGCCCCGGCGAACAGATGTCAGCAGTGTTTGACTTTGCCATTGTGAATGGCAAGTATGTTGGTGAAGATTACTTGTTCTGCGACAGAGCAACGCAGATGGGTTTTACCGTATACATAGATGTAGACATCAGCTTACCCCACGTTGGGCAAGAAACGTTTGAGCGCAACTTCCGTGAAGAAGTTGTCATGCCGATGTTGGAAAATATTTATCATTCCAAATTGAAGGTAGCCAATGGCTAAATCACCAGCATGGACACGCAAAGAGGGCAAATCCGAAAAGGGTGGCTTGAACGCCAAGGGACGGGCCTCGTACAACAAAGCCAATCCCGGGAAACCCGGATTGAAAGCACCTCAACCCGAGGGCGGCAAACGCCGCGACTCTTTCTGCGCCCGTATGGAAGGCATGAAGAAGAAGCTGACCGGAGAGAAGGCCAAGAAAGACCCGGACTCCCGCATAAACAAGAGCCTTCGGGCTTGGAAATGCTGATATGACTGAACATACAGACAACGTAAAAAATATTTTAGATGTTGTGGCAATATTCACAACTGTTGGAACTTTCTTTGAGGTAATTTCACCTGTGTTTGGATTTATTGGTGCAGTTGTTGGCCTTATGCGCATCTATGAGATGGCCACGGGCAAAGAATTCAGCACGCTTTTTAAGCGAAAGAAAGACGATGCCGTCGACGAGTAAAAAACAACACAACTTCATGGCAGCAATAGCGCACAACCCTGCGTTTGCCAAGAAGGTTGGAATACCGCAAAGCGTTGGAAAAGATTTCAACGAGGCGGATAAGGGTAAGAAGTTTGGTAGGGGTGGTGAAACCCGTCCCGATGTGCAAGGTGTCAACAAGCCTAAAACCGATCACGGAAAAATGGCTTTTTTTAAAGAAGGTGGTAATACTATGGCTTCCAAAATGAATCCCGGCTTCATGGCAATGATGGCTAAGAAAAAAGGCGCACAAGAAGGCTC